CATTGAGGTTACTGAAGGACTTGTGTTATCCGCTTCTTAATGGCAACAATAGTAAATAATGTAGCCTATTCATGGGCACAGATAGAGCTTACTGCTCCAGCACTTACAGGATCAAGTGATGCCAACCCCACTATTTTGCAGGGTGTATCGGCAATCAAGTGGAACATTAAGCGCAATATGAAGACCAATTACGGTCTTGGTGGTGAACCTGTAAACCGTGGTTTTGGCAATCGTGAGTACACGGCATCTATTACTATGGACTACAACACCCAGGTTCAGCTACGAGCTTTACAGGGTTCTCTCATGGCACTTGGTGAGTTTGACCTCGTAGTGTCATTCGCCAATGAAATGGGAACAGACGATTGGACTGAGGAAACTGTAACACTGAAAGGATGCCTCTTCAATGAGGACGGAATGGAGGCAGAACAGGACGCAACCAACATTACAAAGGAGTTTGACTTGAATCCGTTTAAGATTATTTGCAGCACGAGCGCAAATACATAATGGTTGAATAAAGTTTAGATGAAAGGGGAAGGATAGCAAAATATCTTTCCCCTTTTTCAAACTATCCATTCTCAACCACCCTATTCCTATATAGAAATTCAAAACTTTAATTAAATCATTATGGCAAAAGTAGTAACAGAAATTTTTGACGAGAACGGCAATATCAGTGCGGAACTTCAGGCAGCGGTTGATAAGAAAGCCGCAGAAATCAAGGAAGAGCAGAAACTCAAAACAGTATTCCCTCTTGTGATTAAGGGTACGGAGGATGATGACAAGGATGTTTATATCGGCTATTTCCGTCAGCCTTCATTCAAGGCTTTCTCGAAGTATCTTACCGCTTCACAGAGCAACCAAGCACTCGCTATGCGCACGCTTGCCACAGACTGTTTCGTAGGAGGTGACAAGGAACTTGTTGACGATGATTCGCTCTTCTTGTTTGGCTTGATGGGGCAGCTTGGTCAGATCATCCAGATGCGCAATGGTACGCTCGTAAATTTATCAAAGCCTGGGAAGTAAAAGATGACGAATATTTGCGTCAGAAACTTATCTTTATAAGGCATTATTTCCCAGGAATCGACATAGAATCTCTAAGCGATGAGGATTTCGCAATCATAGCCAATGATGCGGAATGGCTTGACCAGCACCAAATAAAGGTTAATCAAGTAAAGACGCTTGGACTTCTTGCATAGGTTTTTGTTATCCCTACTTTCATTAATTTGAAGGTAGGGATTTTTCGTTGACAGTGACCTATATATTTCTGATAAACTCTATTCTTGTAAAAATAAATATGATATATAATGGCTCAGAATTATACAGTCAATTATGACATAAATGTATTGTCACAGGATGCGGTGACAGCCATCAATAGCTTTACACAGGCAACAAAGAAGCTTGACCAAGCTATGCGACCGTTCCGCAAACTCAATACATCTATCAGCAATTTACAGAACAATCTGACGAAACTTAATGCCAAGACATATACTGTCAAGTTGGAGACAAGTAAGGCGGTGAATAATGTAGATAAACTGATAGGCAGACTTCGCAGATTGAAGGCAGAAGCAAAAGGGGCTGGAATCAATTTAGGTTCCATTAATACTGCTGGCGGTGTGGCTGCTGGTGGTACGAGTAGCCGTAACACTGGAGGTAAGCGTGTTACTGCTGCCGCTGCTGGAAGAACAGCAGTTTCTAATAGCGTTATTGCTCGCAATATGCCGAAGAACTTAGGCTATAAACTCCTTGGCCCGACACCACTTGACACAGGCGGCATCATGGCTGTTGATATGCTTAAAGGTATGGGTATAGCATACGGCATTGCTGGAATTGGTTCGTTGATTAGTAACTCTGTAAAAGACTATACGGAGTATAACAATATTATGAAAACCGCAGAGAATATCCTTGGTGCGCATGACAAACGTGCTGACTTCAAGGAGCGGTTTGCTGCAATGGAAAAACAGGTGCGTAATGTTGGTGTACAGACCAAGTTTACAGCACCCCAGGTAGCTGATGCCTCCAAGTTCTTAGCTATGGCTGGTTTTGATGTAGACGCAATCAATAAGTCAATTGCGCCTATAGCTGATATTGCCCTTGTTGGTGATACAGACCTTGGTGAGACGGCAGATGTTGTGACCAATATTATGACAGGCTACAATATTTCTCCAGAAAAAGTACGCAAGGCAGCGGACATTATGACGATGACCTTCACCAAATCAAATACAACATTGATGGAGATTGCGGAAGCATATAAATATTCCGCTTCTTTGTTGTCGGCTGGTGATGTGCCGTTTGAGGAAGCTACTGCTGCTATGGGTATATTGGGCAATGCTGGTATTAAAGGCTCACAGGCTGGTACAACGATGCGTACCATCATGGCGAATATCGTTAATCCTACAAAGAAACAGGCAGCAGCATGGAAGCGCATTGGTGTAAGCCGTACAGACAAGAACGGCAATATGCGTGACGTTGTTGACATCTTTGAAGATTTGAACAAGAAGGATTTGTCGCTGTCTGATTATTACCAGATATTCCATAAAACAGCAGCGCAAGGTGCTGTGTCGTTGGCGAATGATGTTGAGGGTTGGAATGAGATAATAAAGGCAAACTTTATGTCTGAAGGTCTGGCGAAGCAATTGGCAGATGAAAAGAAGAATACCATACAAGGTTTGTGGGCGCAGCTTACTTCTATGTTTACAGAAGATGGTATTGAGGCGTTTGATGAGATACAGCAGCCGATAAAGAACTTTTTGCAAAGTATTACGAGCTGGTTAAAGACTGACGAAGCTAAGAATTTTATAAAGCAAGCAGCAAAAGACTTAATGGATTTTGCAAAAATGATTTATGACGTTACGAAACAGTTGTTGGCTTTCTATGAACAATTTAGACCTATCATTAAAGCTTTTGTAGAGTTTCAATTAAAGATGTGGCCTATATTGTCTTTGATGAGAGTATTCAAGGCTGCATTTTTAGGCGTTTCTGGTATTGTTAAGTTTTCTGGTCAGATATTTTTGTTGACAGGTAGGATTGTAGCTTTGGCTTCTGCAATTAAATCTGTTGGTATGTTGAATTTTGCCAAAAATATAGTCGGTGGTGGATTCGGCCTTAATCAATTTTGGGGAACAGCTTATAACACAGGGCGTTTTGGCGAAAAATTTGCAGCAGCAAGACCAGATGTACAAGAACGTTATTTAAGGATGTATGGTGGGGTTGCGCCAGTGCGAAGTCAAGGAGCATCTGTAAAAGGTGCGACAAGTGGCACAAGCGGAATACTTTTACCTGCTGTTGGCGGACTTGTTGGCGGACTCGCTGGTAATGAAATTGGAAAAGCTATTGGCGGTGAAGATTCACTTTGGGGAACAGTTGGAGCTGGTATTGGCGGTCTTGGCATGATGGCTGGTCTTATGGCTGGAGGCCCTATTGGTTGGGGTGCTGCTGGTGCTATTGCCGTTGGCGGTGCTATTGCCTATATGGTAAATTTGAATAATGCCGCTAATCAAGCGCATGAAGCTATTACAAAATGTCTTGGCTCGTTGACTGATGAGAATGGTATGCTAAGTGGGGATCATTATACCATTACAGAAAGGTATTTGAATTTAGTCAACAATAAAGAATTGAGCATCAATGACATTATTAAAGAAAGAATAAGGCTTCGTAATGAAGAATTAGGTCTATCAACAGGTAATAATAAAGACACAGCTAATTGGGATGGCAAGGTCTATGATGAATGGGCTGCAAAATTTAATGCAAGAGATACATGGTATGGCTCTGGTAATATGGCAGAAGATGCTATATCCGCAGTTAATCAGTTAGGATTAAATGCGCTGAAGATGACTGGCATTAATCATTTTAACCATCCAAATGGAAGAGCTTTTTACAATGTAACTGATGGAGACTATTATTGGGTTGATTTGCAAGGTCACACTAACCGTTTAAGAAATCCAGACGGTAGTAATGATCAAAAAGACGTGATGGCTGCAATGTCAGCTCTATATTTGGAAGGTGTAAATGGTGCGCAAGGGGCGATGGCAATACAGCAGATACAAAATAGTTTGTACGCTGCCATGATGCACGGCACACGACAAGACTTCGATAAAATTAAGAACGACTGGCAAAAGAATTATGGTACAATCACTGCATCGCAAAACACTTATCCGTATGCGTTTAGTTGGGGCATGGATGATTTGAAAACATGGTCAGCAGCAGATAAAGTAAACACCTATGCTTATCAGCAAGGCTTATATGACCGTATGAATGGTTTGTATGGTGCAAATGCTGATGTATGGAAGAATGTTGATGCTTATTTTAATGCCATTGACAATAAGACATTGACAGAAGATATAGTAGTTAAATTTATTTCATCTGTCAATGCAGAGCTTGGTGCATGGCTTGCTGGATATACGGATAAAACAGCTACAGATTGGGCAAAGGCATTGGGCTTTGATAATGGAAAGTGGCAGACTACAACACAGGCAGAACAAGCGAAAGAAAAGTTAGAGAGCTTAATAAAAGTTATTGATGCTCTTGGGCTTCCAGCGCAGGATGCAGCCTCAAATTTGTTGTCATTAGCGACTCAGTTGAATACTTTTGCTGGAGGTTTTGTTTTTAATGCTAATAATGGGCATCCAAATTACGATGCAGCAAATAATGGAGCTAAGAAAACAGTAAATGGCGTTACATACCAATATAATGCTTCTACAGGTATGTGGAATCCTATAAGTGGTTCTGGGTGGAGTGTAATGCTGCCAATGGATAATAACACCATGCAAGGCACTCTTAGAAATCAAAAGAAAACTGGAAATCAGAATGGCGGTCGCAATGGTCGTGCTGGCAATGGTTCAATCACTCCAGCTGCTCACAATACTAAAGGCGCAAGCCAAGCTGACTATAAGCAGCATTATAACAATCAGACGGCAGCACCTAAACAGGTTATTGTAAAGATAGAGAATCTGATGAATGTGAAGTCGATAGATTTGAGCAAGAAGGATAATCGAGAAGTAATTGATAACGTCAAGTCGCAGCTTACACAGGCATTGGTTGACGTGGTACATGATTTTGATGAAACTTGGCACGGATAAGGAATGTCGAATAGTATATGGGGTAATATTAAGTTAAACACTGGTAAGGCTGTTACCAATGCAGCTTCCAGCGTTTCTTGGGTATATACGCACACCCCAGAAAGAGCAATAATATATAGGAATAATCGTGCGTATAAGTCAGTGCTTGTTCATGTGGCAAAGCAATTGGCGATGTCTACCATTGAGGGACAAATCAATAAGCTGTTTCCGAAATATCAGAGGTATTTGGAGAAAACTTTGCGAAAGACGGTGTTGAAGCAACAACAGAATAATCAGATACAGCTTATCAAAAATCGTGAAACCCAAATGAAAGGATGGGGGCAAATCACGGCAGAAGGTGGCCATACTATTATCGCAAAGGATAAGTATGGCAATAGAGTTCAAGAATCATTGATACTGTATTACGATGGCGAGACTTCTGTACAGGTCTCTGATGTAAAGGAAGTTGGCGGAAGACAAATAACAGATTCATACGCTACGAAGACAGTATGCTTCATTGACTTAAATCCAGATGTAGCTATTCAAAGTTCCAAGAATATCGTTATGACCACTGTGCAAGGTCGTGACTATACTCGTAAGGAGTTGGTGTCTGGAGGAGACTTGAATTTTACTGTAACTGGAGAGATTGTCAGTAATGAGGAAGGAGTTTATCCAGAGAATGATGTAAAGAAGTTTATTCAGATAATGCAGTATGGTGGTGTTGTAAATGTCAACCACTTCCAGTTCAAGCAGTTCAATGTAGACAAAATCATTATCAAGGACTTTAATATGCAAAATCAAGAGTTCAAGAATATCCAGCCATACACATTTACTTGTGTCGCTGTTGAGCCAGATGAAGATGTAGTTGTAAAGTCTGATACCATTGCCGTCATAAACAAAGAGATAGAAGTTAGTCCGATGAGCAAGTGGTATAAATTGATTTTGAACAACAAGTATACAGAGATTGTTGCAAATGCGGCAGCTTCAGCAGCAAGCTCTTCTATTAACGCAGGAGTTAGTGCTGCTGGCGATAAACTTGATGACCTTGTAGGTAAGATATAATGGCAGAAATAACAAAGAAACCAGGCTTTCATATCCTTATTTGCCTCATTGAGGTGTGGGATATGAAAGACCCGAAGAAGCCAATGGCAGAACCAGACAGTCCATTGCGCATAGCTGAAGTGGAAAGCATCCAGATAGATGATTCATATAGAAAGCTTATTGGTACAGCATCTGTCAAGTTTCCTCGTGGTACAATCATCAAAAAGACTATTACAACAATAGACGAGGAAGAAAACGCCAATAAAGTGTCGGCTTCCATTGATGACGCTGGAGTATTCATTACCACCAGAACAGATTCTAAGGTTGCGTCAGTTGCGGATTTTAAGGTTGGTCAAAGAATACGTATTTATTTGGGCTACACAGAAAATCCGAAGATTGCTGCATTGACGAAATTGGATTCTAATAAGAAATCAATATTTAATGATAGCGATAAACTGGCTAATTATAAGAAAGCATTAAAGGTAATGTTTGAAGGTTACATTACAAAATGCAGTATCGACACGCCTATTGAGATACAATGTGAAAATCTTGCCAGTGGATTAAAGAAAAAAACTTGTCCGAAAGTTACAGCAAAGAAAAATATGACAGTCAACGATTTCCTTGCAGACAATGGTAAGTATAAATTGCTAAAAGATACAGGTTTGTCACTGCATCCAGACACAAAATCCTGTGAAATAAATATCGGTAAAGTGAATTTGACAACAGACTTGACAGTAGCTGATGTGTTGACAGAATGGGGTAAATATAAGGTATTCGCTTTCATCAAGTATAATGGAGATAAGCCATACATAGCAGTCGGACGTTCATATTTCTCTAATCCAGGAAAAGATTCAGTGCTGAACTTTAGCGATAACAAAACAGATATTCCAGAAATCCTTTTTGATTATCATGTCGCTAATAACGGCTTGACTTTGATGAGTACGGACAAGGATTTCTTGGCTGTTGAGGCTACAGGACTGGATAAGGATGACAAGTTCTATCATATCACCATTCGTAAGAATCCAGACTACGATTCAAGCAAGAAAGGCTCAAAGAAATGGCAAGTGATGAACGAAACAAAGCTGTCGAAGAAAGCCATGAAGTTAGGGGCAACACCGCTAACGAAGTCTAAGGATAGAGTTGATTTGAGCAAATATACTGTTATACCATATATGTCACGCAAAATAGGCATTACAAAAGAAGCCTTGCTGCAAGAAGCAATCAAGTATTTTGAGAGCTACAATATGAATGGCATAGAAGGACAACTTACACTGTTCGGAGACTTGAATTTGAAAACAGCTCAAAAAGTACAGCTTACAGACAAACGCCATCCAGCTAAGAACGGCTATTATTTAATAGATGAAATTTCGACAACTTTTAGCACAAGCGGTTATCGTCAGACTATAAAGTTGCCATATTGTATATCAAAGATAAAGTCAGAAGATAAGAATGACAAGAAAACTACATAGTGATTTGAGCCAGAATCAGACCATCCGTGAGGCTATCCGAAAGATAGCCTTGCGTGGTTTGGTAGACCCAAGCACAAATACCGTTCACGACACAGGCAGAATCACAGGATATGTCTGTAAGATACATTCTGATGAGAGTGATGAGCTGTTTGGTACTGTAGACGTTCAAGAATACCCTACTATGGCATTTGAGTCCACTGATGACACTCCAGTTGGCTTGCATGAAGGAGTATTGCTTAGTGCCATGCAGAACAATATGAACGGCATGGTCATTATACCGAAGCTATATTCTGAAGTTACAATCGTTACAGACCCAGAATCGCATACAGAATACGTCTCCATGTTCTCCCATGTTGACATCATCCAGCTTGATTCTCACGACACTATAACAGTAGGCGTTAAAGAGCGTGAGCCATTTAACGAAAGCGATGAAGAATCTCCAGATGTAAATGAACTGGAAGAGACAGGTGTATTCTCACAGACCACATACAAGAAAAACTCCATTGTTAATCAAGTGCAGGATGAAGACGATAAAAATAAGTCCTCTTTGTCTATGGATGGCAACCAGATAAACGCATCTGTTGGCGATGGCGAGAGCGAAGTCTTGTTAAACCATGATAAGGTAAGAGCCAAGCATGACAAGGCAGAGCTTGAATTGAATGGCAGCGAGAGTACCGTGAAATATGGCAGCTCAAAGGTGAAAGTTGAGGATGGAACGGTCTACTTGGGCAGTGACAGTGGGGTTGATGATGCCGTGCTTGGTGGTGAACTCGCAGATATACTGATGGATATTGTCGGCTATATCAGCCAGATAAAGACTACTACCCAGCTTGGCCCACAGCCACCTTTGAATATGGCGCAGTTTATCGCTTTGAAATCTAAGATAAGTTCATTCAAGTCTTCGCATAGCGGATTCTTGACAAAGAAAGTACAGGTACAGAAATAATGGCAGAAGCAAAGTTAAATTTCAACGAGGACAGCTTGGATAAAAAATCCAGTTTGTACGACCTGTATAGCCGTTTCTATCAAGGAATGACTGAAGCTAATAAAGTTGATGCTCCAGACTATTCCACTAATCCACCATTGAATGAAGACGGCTCTATCAACAATGAGAAAATAGCTGAAGGACTTGCTGAATATTCCAATATACTGATGAAAAATTCTGCTTATATGATGGCAAATGCTATTATTTCTTCGGTAAGCAGTGGCGGTTCAGGAGGTAGCAGTGGCGGAGAAGGACTTGGCTATATATCTCGTTCTGGAGATTCCATGACAGGTATGTTAGGAGCATTGTACGGCTTCCAGGCTGGATATGACAATAAGATGATATTCGATACGACTATAGATGCAAGCGACAAGAAAGTTGCTCATGTCTATGGCAATTTTATTGTTGATGAGAGTGCAACGGTAAGAGGAAAGTTATCACTATCTGATAATGGTTTGTATTTTGGAGATAATCAGACAATATGGATTGCCGACAATAAACTCAACTTTGCATATCAAGATATACAATTTGCTGGAGAAATTAGTATTGACGGTTCATTGTCTATTGGCAACTTCAAAGTAACTCAAAATGGCGTGACATTTGGTGACTATGAGTTCTATCATAGCGGAAACTGTAACAATAAAGATACCAATTGGGCAATGAAAGATGCCCATGTGTATGGCGACTTGACCGTTGACGGCTCATATAGCCTATCTGGAAAACTCTCCTCTTTGTATGGTTTTGAGTTGGGCGAGTATGGCAATAAGATGTTGTATTCAGTTCAAGATGATGCTGACAACAGGCTCGCCCATATCGCATTAGCTTCAGACCTTGTTATTTCACCAACATACGGTATCAAGTTCGGTAGCTCATACGTTATCAAAGTCAGAGGCGGCGAAGACAGCAATATCATATCCATTGCAGCCCCAGGAAAGGTAATGAACCTTGGCGATAGCGATGGCGAAACCAAGACTACACGCATATCACTTCAGACAGAAATTTGGGATTATAATAGTGCCTATCGTATTGTTAGTCAATATGGAGACGGTCATTTTAGAAACTCTCTGGAGGCAGGATGCAGTTCATCTGGAGATACCGTGTTACGCACATATCATAATTCAGATAAAGAATGTGGCGTTGCTTTCTATAAGAAGATACGTTTGGGCAAGTTAGATACAGCACCAAATATGTATACTGATGATACCAATACAATATTGTATTGGTCATTGCCATATATAAGAGTTGTTGACGATAACAATAAAACAGAGCATATCCCATTCAGTTTCAAGTATATCCAGACAGAATCTCTATTCAAAAATCAGAGTTCTGAGTGGTCTGCAACATTGGAGTTAAGTACAGAAGCTGAGTTCTTTAGGCTTGGCAAGCCTGTAGAATCAACCGCTTTCTCAATTTCCAGCGAGAAATACAAAACACGGCTTGCTGAGAACGTGTTATATTTTGCTGATGCTGTATATTTGGAAGGTGTTGTTGATGGCTTGAAGCATCAAGGTAACTCTTACTATATAGGTACGCTCAGTTCACAACGATTTGCCAGCGGTTTTGCAGGATATGGATGGGCAATAGCAAACAGCCAATTATATGGAGGTTATGCGGCAACATTTGATGAATTGACAGTGCGTAAGAAAATGCACATATATGAGCTGGAAGTCCAGAAAATATCAGTTACAAACGGCTCTCTATGGGTTAGTGATGCTTGCTCTGGGGATATTGTAGAAGAAGTTTTGTAAATGGCTTTATTCAATTATAAAAAATATAAGGTGTCGCTGCGCCATGATTCCAAGAAAATACAAGGATTAAAGACTGGTGATATAGTAAGGCGGCAATATTTTGACGGCAAGAATCTGATATATTCGCTGATGTGCGTATTATCATACGGTACAGAAGAAGTCGTTGACGATGAAACACAAGAGATAGTAGAGCGAAACTATTTTATAGGAGCTTTACTGGAAGGCGATGCGCCATCCAGTGACCAGATATTAGACTTTGCCAGAATAACTAATCTGTTTGATGTCGAGCGATCTGGTGCGCTATATCTTACGGCTTCAGATGTCGCTTCACCTTATATGGATGTTATAGATGGCATCGGAAAGAACAAGAGTTTGTGTTGGCCAGAAGATGTAAGCACAGAATATGAAGATTCCAAATCACAATATGTAGGTATTAACAAGCCTAAAGCTTTTTATGAATATGGAGGCTCAGAACAAGATAATAGCCGTATTCTTAGGATGGGCGTGTCTGTTGCTGACAATAATGTAACTGTCGGCATATCCCAGGACTTTTATGAATATGTAGTCAATCCAAATCGTGTCGTAATATCGTATAAGATAAAGGGAAGCAGTGAGCAGACATGGAAAGCGTCTTTGGGTTATACCAATGGCGAACACATGGATGCAGAATTTGACGTGCCAGTGACAACAGAATGGCAGTATAAACTCCATGTCGTAACAATAGATTGGTCTGGAAGACATTTGCGAACATTCAAGTTCCAGCGTAATTGCGACTACTATGACAATGTGGAGATAGCTGACTTTAATATCATTTTGCTCTCCAGTTTGACCAATTTTGATGATGCGAGTCAGATAAGAGTTGGTAAACTTGATGGCTTGATAGATCCTGTGTTTGGTCAGCTTGATAGTTATGGTGGCTACTTTCAGAAACTGTTTGCATCTGGTTCGGCACATGTTTCTGGTACGCTGACAGCTGGAGACGAGAATGGTTTTGCTTCAACTTTTTATGCTGGTAAGATACATCGCAACGCTTTTCTTAACTCGTTAGATGTCAATTTCGCTTCATCTATAGAGATAGCAACAGACCTTCCTGCACCGTGTGGAGTAGGCAAAGTATATGCTTTCTCTGATGAAGTAGAAATGCAAGCCCAAGAAGCAACCTGGCTTACAGAGCATGTAGGCAAAGTGTATTGTCTGTCGTTCTGGATGTACGCCAAGGAAGCCTGTCAAGTGTCTGTGTTGCAGAATGGCCACATAATAGGTACGATGCGTTTTAATGCTGCTCAATGCTTGGCTTGGGAACGGAAAAACGTTGTGTTTGAACTTTATGAAGGGGTGGACGAGAATACCCCTTTACTTATAACGCTTGCTCCAACATTTAGCGGTAAGGAAAATGAATCGGACGAGGAAATCGTTTATCTGTCAGCACCGCAACTGGAGGAAGGTAAATCAGTCACGCAATACCAGCCAACAGACGAGATAGTAAAATTCAGTGAAGACTATGGCGCATGGTTTAGTCGAGGCGGTATAGGTGGCACAATTCAGAACCCATTACTCCAGTTGAATTTTGATGGAGCTGGAAGCATCGGCACACGCACAAAATCATTTTTACTAAGGGTTGATGGCTCTGGCTATCTCGCAAATATGAATATTGAGTGGGATAGTAGCGGAAAAGTCACCTTTGGCGAAAATGTTACATTGAATTGGTCGAACTTAGATTCTACTGTGCGAAAGGAAATATCCAGCAAGTCAATCAAAATCAATGGAGCAGATACCTTTACGATGATGGGTGACGAATCCTCTTCTGCTACAGAGTTTTACCCAAAGACGATAACTCTTAATATAGAAGAAGAGAATATCACATCAACATCCAGCCAACGTCAATGGTTCTATTTGAATAATAATGAATGGACTAAGATAAAATCCGCAAATGCCAAGCAATATATCGTTTATCCAGATTCTGCTATGTGGAATGACGGCAGTGTGTTGACGCTGAAATGTATGGTAACAATAGGCGCAAACACATATAGCGACACGTTTACTATTAGAAAGCAGCATATTGTAGGATATACGGTGGAAGTTACATCCAATCAAGGTAAGTCATTCAAGAATGGAAGTTGCTCGACAATTCTTCATGCTGATGTTTATTACCAAGGAAAGCTTGTTGACCCAGACTTTGTGAAAGATAATTTTACGTTTGTTTGGAAGAAGTTCCATCTGCCAGATGTCAGCAATGAAGTAAATGGCTGGTGGAATGAGCAACAAGATGCTAACGGCAATGTGATACAAGAAGCGATTGATAGGACACAGCAAGAAATCACGTTAGGATATAAGATAACAGGTAGCGACCTGTTTATATGCGAGTTACAGAATGGCAGCTCCGTATTCCCATATACATTCCCTGTTATTCTTGCTTAGTATTTTATATCTCCATCCAGTATTTTGCTGGGTGGGGATAAAATAATTGAGATTTTCTACCCTTTGCCAGAGGTAGAAAACACTATTCATCTATACAAATGAATTACAAATCTCAATAAATTTTATGGCAACAGACATTTCAAAACTGCTTAACAAGCAGCCGAACTCCAGTCAGCAAGCCGCAACAGAGACAATTCCAGCTAATGAGAAGGTGACTTCTGATGAATGGAACGCCTTAGTTACGGCAGTACAGGAGAATCAAGCGAGCGTTAAGGTGGTAAAGATGGGAACTAACGAGTACAAGCCTGAGAACGGTGTTGTGACCTTGCCTTATACAGCCGAAGGTTCGGAAGTCAGTTTGAAGACAACCGATGACTTGAAATCTTTGGTAAGTATTACTGGCAAGGCTGTATTGCACCTTTTGTTCACAAGTACCTCTGCTGGCTATGACACTGGCAACAGCGGTGTGCTTTACATCCAGACATACGCCAACGGTCAGTGGGCTACGCAAGGCACTATGGCGATAGCTTCCAAGAACGCCACTGCAAATTATGATGAAATTGACATTACAAGCTATCTGTCAACAGGTAGTAACCGTGTTCGTGTGTATGTGTTCGATGAAGGATTCGGCACACAGTCCAACCCGATAATCTTTGAATCTATTGTACTTACCTCGCTGCAAGTAGAGTTGGCTTCAGAGTATTACAGGCCAGTTACCACGAATTATCTCCAGCCATCATATTATATTTACGGTGCTGGAGTATCTAAGACGCTGCATCTGAAAGTAAGTGGAAAGACAACTGCTGGCAAGGATGGATATTTGGAATTGGAGTATAAGATAGGCACAAATACCTACACTACCTCATCCTATACTGTATCACCAATTGCAGACACAAGTACAGAACCTGTTAAGATAATCAATCATGGTGTGCATACAGTAGAGGCATGGGTAACTTGTGTAGATGGTTCTGGAAATGAATTGGAATCTTCGCATATTGTCAACTCGTTTATGATTGTAACAGACGCATTTGATACGACACCTTATTTGCTTATCCAGAACCTCCGTAAGGATGTCGTGAACTATGAGCAAATAGTATTGTTTGACTATGCCGTTTACAATCCAAGCGGTGAGACAATGGATATTGCTGTTTCTTTGGGCGATTATGACGGCAAGACAGAATACTTGCGCTTAGGGAGTGAAGTTATGCCTAATACAGCCAACTCTATTGACACAACAGTAGAAGTGGAGAATGACTCTGACGATACGATATACACATATTTGCATGTTTATCGTATTGTTGGCGGCAAAGAGTATAATTTTATGAAGGAGTCAACTGGAAATGAGTCGGAAATCATTGAAGTTGACAATACCGAGAAGTTCAACCCTACAAGCGGTGCTGATTTCTTTTTGAATCCTAAGATACGCAATAACAGTGAAGCAAATCCTGCTCGTATTCTCAATGCAGCAAAGGACAATCAAGAGATAACAGGCGCAAAATTTGAGAACTTTGGGTTTGTCAATGACGGATGGTTGAAAGCAGAAGACAATCAAAGCGTATTGCGCATACTTGCTGGGCAGCATCTGACAATACCATACGAGCCGTGGGAAGAGTTTAAGACTAACTCTGCTACCAGCATGACATTGGAGTTTGATTTTAAGGTGCGTAATATCACTAATGAGACAGACCCAATTCTGCAAGTATGCTCGATAGTACAGGCAACAGGCAAGCCACTTGGTTTGTATATGCGTCCGCTTGACGGTTTTATTAATACAGTCACTAAGACAACAGAAGCAGACCAGAATTTTGCCTGGATGGAGAATAAGCGTACTCACATTGCTATAAATGTTGTCCATTCCCTTCGTTCTTCAGCTACAAGCAGCACGACTATATCACTTGTCCGTGTATTCGTGAATGGCGTATTGAACCGTGAATTTGTCTTTGATACAGCTACACCAAATGAGTTTATTGGTTCGGCAGGACATGGCGGCATCCGTATCGGTCAGTCAGATGCAGATATAGATATATATTCAATTCGTTGTTATAAAAAGGCTTTATCGGCAGATGACTGTATGCAAGACTATATGAGTACACTGCCGACATCTGAAGCCAAGTTGAAGTTTCGCAACGCCAACGCTATTGTGTTGAATGGCGAGATAAACTATGCACTTGCTAAAGAAAAGTACAATGTGCTTGTATGGCACGGCTATGAGCCGAGGAGACACCAAAAAGACAATCAGACTGGTTGGCTGGAGATTTCATTATTGAAAGCCGATGGTTCTCCAGACAATGATCACAGTGGAACTATCGGTAAAAAATATGGCAAAGTCCCTGATAAGGGGCAAGGTTCTACTGCCAAGACATATTATTGGTGGAACCAGCAATGGGACATCAATAAGATGAAAGACGATACAGGTGCAACCATTAAGGATGATGGCTGGATTGACGGTAATGGTGTAGAAAGAGGGAATGTGTATCAGCTTACAGATGATGTTCCAGCAGGAACAAAGATGGTGTTGAAGATAAACTACGCTTCTTCTATGCAAAGCCATAAGCAAGGCGCAACAGAGCTTTATAATATTTTGCACACAAAACTTGCGGGTCAGAACTCCATGCAGAAAGCAAATCCAAAGGCTCGTGTAGCGGTATTGGAGCGTCCTGTGCTGTATTTTATTCAAACACCAGATGATAGCGAGCCTGTATTTCACGGACTTGGTACATTCGGGCCTGGAAAGATGGACAAAAAGACATGGGGATATGATGCAAATAAATTCCCAGACTTTGCCATGATGGAAGGTTCTGACAATAACAAGCCTCTGACAGATATGCGTGTACCTTGGGACAGTAAGGTATCGTACAATCCAGATGAGGAATACTTTGAGTATAATGGTGATGGGAATATTGACTTTGATTGTGGCGTTGCGTATGAGGAATCAGATGATGAAGGTCATGTAGCAGGCCAGCCATCTGACACTATCGTTGAGTATTATGCTACAGCTTGGAATTGGCTTTTTATGCACAATCCGAGAATCAAGGCATACACAGACGGCAACTTTACCACCTTCCAGGATGATACAACAGTCGATACCTCGTATCAGTATTGGATGACGCAAGCTGGAGGCGGTGCATCTATGTATGATGTGGTTCGCTATGACTTTGTTGATAAGAAATGGGTTCCAGCAGGATTGACAGATTCATCTAACCCAAGTGGTTACGCTACCAAGAACTTAAAGACACTCTACGGTTCAAAAATTGGTAGTATTCCTGCTGGCGCATGGGATGAGTTGAATACAGCTTTTATCTCAGCAATCGTGGCGGAAGCAAAAGCAGAGATTGGCGATTATTTTAACAAGAACTCGCTGCTATTCCATTATGCTTTTGTCAATCACTTGATAGCTGGAACAGATAACTGCTCAAAGAATACATATTATGCGCTTGATCCAATTACGCATCTTATCGAATTGCATCAAGATGACCTTGACACCATATTCAAGACGGATAACTCTGGCTACCAGATTAAGCCATACTATATAGACCGTTTACATCCGTATTCTGATGAAGGTGAATTACTTTATACAGAGGGCGGTGGCAATGTGTTGTTCAATTTGATAGAGTTGATGTGGGAAGGTGGAAGCAATGAGTTGGCAAGTATGATGAACTCTATACTTAACGAAATGGCCAATCTCATTACAGCCGAAGACCAGCAAAAAGGTATCGAAAAGTCTGCTTGGGGGTGTTTCCAGAAGTATTTCTTCTCAATACAAGAATATTTCCCAGCTGTAGCTTTCAATGAGACAGCTCGTATACGTTATGAATATCCAGAAATGCTTGGTTATGTTAGTGATCGTAATGTAAAACCAATTTCACAGTCTTTGGGAGACCAACTGGAGGCAGAAAAGCAGTATATGAAGCGTAGGCTTGTATATGCTTCTTCGTATGCAGCGTATGGTGAATTTGAGTTGAATGGTAGTAATGGATTCGGTTTCAACACCTATCCAAGAATTGATGGCTCATCACCAACAGCAGTGCTGGATATAGTTCCTCACCAGTATCTTTACCCGACAGCTCGTGTAGGTCAGACATTGCGTAACCCTCATGTCAGAGTAAAGCCATTTGAGACCTACCATTTTGTGATAGACAATAGCGGTAACTTAGGTGATACAGTGTGTGGATTAAAAGGTGGTAATTATTATCGTTCATTCGGTAATATCGGTGATTTGTCTGTAAAGCCAACTAACGATTTTACGTTGAATGGGGACAGATTGGTTGAGATTGTGGCAAATCCGACTGGTGATCCAGAGTTCCGTCCTACAAAGTTGAATGTTAGTACGCCGCTGGTGAAGACTATATCGTTAAAAGGTGAAAGTCAACTCGGTGGCCAGCTTGATTTGTCTATATGTACCAGATTGGAGAGTTTGGATATTCGTGATACCAAGATAACGAGTGTGAAATTTCCAGCTTCTGAATTACTTACGACAGTACAATTAGGTGGCTATATAACAGCGTTGGAAATTAACAATCTGCCAAAGCTCAATAATTTGACATTGGAAGCGTATAGCTATTTGACTTCGTTTATCATAGGCGAGAATGTCGGTCAACTTGACTTATATCAGACGATAGCAGAACTGTATGATGCCAAGCATGATGAGACAGACCAATCCAGAATGTTGTCAGCTTTGACTGTAAAAAACGTAAACTGGAAAGATGTGACTGTAGACCTGTTGAAATGGCTACTGACTATTGACAATTTGAAAATCACTGGAAGTATAACGCTTGCTGCAAATGAGTATATGACATTTGATTTGAAGAAGCAGCTGATGGAACGCTTTGGTGATATAGATTCACAGAGTAATTCGCTGTTTATTTCATACGTCCAGCGTACAATAAGCAGCGTACAGATTGCTGGTGACAATACGTTCAGAGAAGCAGGAAGTAGACAGTTTACGCTGATACCGAATAGCCCAAACGCCAACAATTTCAAAAGCATCAAGTGGTCGCTTACAACATCGGCATACGCTTCAGTTGACGAGAATACTGGGGTTGTTACTTGTAATAAGATTTCGACTACAGCGTTGACAGTTACACTGAAATGTACCATAGTGACTACAGACCGAACAATGGAAACAACATTCCCATTGTATCTGTATGATCGTCCAGCGGAACTTGGTGATTATGTGTATTCAGACGGAACATATAGCGATATGTTGAACCCTTTGAAAACAGTCATTGGTATCTGTTTCTACATTGGGTCAGAAGACAATAGTGACGGAACTCCAGACCGAAGGATGGTTGCCTTGAAAGATATGGAATGTTTGAATGGCGCAACATCATGTCCTTGGGGATTGTTTGGATATACTGGTAATACAGATCCTACATTTATGGAGAATTATGTGATAGAAGGCATTAAGATTGATGGTATAAATGATGCGTATAATGTTGCTGGCATTACAGATTTTGGAAGCTCTGGATTAGAGCCACGTTCTGATAATAATTCTGTATTGTATATTGGAGACAATAACTATCGTGATGAAGAGACTGGCGATAAGTATGGCTTCAAGACAGGATTTGCTGCAAATACTGGAGCTGGAGACCTCCAGTTGGTTAAACCGACAGAAGAGCAAAAGAGTATGATCGGAGCTGGGCATACTGGAAACAGAAAGATTCCAAGTGGTCAGCAGCATACATTGGCAATCATACAGCATCGCAATCAGATATTGGATGCTATATCCTATCCAATACCATCCGCACAGTATGCGAATGGAAAGGCAACACAAACAGAGATTGAAAATGTCCGTGATTGCATTGAGAAGATTATTGCTAATATGAGTGCATCGAAATACCAGCAATATTATTATCCAGCAGCTTCATACTGCTATGCGTATGAGCCGAAAGTATTGTTGGATGGTGAAGAGCTTGCCGATAGATTTAAGGCGCATAACTGGTATTTGCCTTCTTCTGGTGAGCTTGCGAGATTATATTGGTACTATCAACGAGGTAAGGATGATGATTTGAACATCTTTAAGGCAGCTTTAGCTTCTGGCAAGATGACCAATTTTACGTCCTCTTATCGCTGGAGTAGTTCCGAGTACAACAGTTGGAACGCGTGGGGCGTCAACTTCGGTAATGGTTACTTCTACAACTACTACAAGTGCAACAGCAGCGTTGTGAGGGCAGTCTCCGCATTTTAGAGAAATTTAACCCCGAATCTTACATTCGGGGTTAAATTTCTTACTTGTCTGAAAACTTTTTATAATCAAAGCCCTATTCGTAAGTAAATGTATAATTTAAGTCAGATATAGACGTGTATTAAATACTGGATAATATGAAAGCAGCGCAATCATCTATATATCGTTCCATTGAAAATGTGATGATATGGTTTATACCTGTGTCAGCACGAGTTCCTAAAATAATTGCACTCCGTTGTTTGGCGGAAGAATGTACTCACAATATCAGTGATGCACTCACTTCTGTGGCGTTGGGATTGCAATCGGAAAACTGGAATGATGTTAGAGATTGCATTGACATGGTATTGCTACACATGACCAAAGTGAAAACAGCGGTGAAGATACTCAAAGAGTATTCTGATAGAAGTGCTACAATCCATGTCCTCAATGATCGCCAATTATCTACTTTTTCATTAGCTATGAACAAGATAATGACAGAATTAGGTAAGTGGAGGAAGAAAGTAGAAACACGCATTGGCCCTGTTGACATTCACGAATGAAGACAAGTGGTATATTTTTGTTAAATGGGCGCACTACTGGGGTAGATACCTTAGTTAAGAACAAGACAATGTGCGCAGCACAGTCCTCTAATCGCTGGAGTAGTTCCGAGAACAACAGTTGGAACGCATGGAACGTCAACTTCGGTAATGGTAACTTCAACAACAACAACAAGTACAACAGCAACGTTGTGAGGGCAGTCTCCGCAACTGATAAAGATATACAGAGTTGGTTGGTAGCTTTCTACGATTGTTGCAGATGCAAGAAAACCAGTATACAATGCACTCTATATCGACTTAATTTTGAAGAAGACTTGCCATTACTCGCAACAGAAGTTAAAGAACGTGCTTACCAGCCTACGGTAAGCATTTGTTTTTGTGTAACTAGACCTAAGTTGCGAGAAGTATTTGCTGCAAATTTCCGAGACCGTATTGTACAGCATTGGGTTTGTTTGAGATTGGAACCGTTGTTTGAGGAACGCTTCCAGTCTCAAAACAATGTGTCGTATAATTGTCGCAAGAATTTTGGTACACAAAAAGCAGTGCAAAGACTCGCTGCTCAGATGTACAATGTAAGTGGCGGTTATAGGTATAAAGCGTATGTTGGTCGTTTTGATATATGCTCGTTCTTTATGAGTATAGACTGCAAGATATTGGAAGATATGCTCATTCCTTTCATCAAGGAGAAATATCAAGGCGAAGACATTGAAGATTTGCTATACCTTGTAAAAGTCATTGTTCGCCATCGTCCACAAAATAATTGTGTTAAGAAAGGTCAGACTTGGTTGTTTGATAGTTTGGCACATAACAAAAGTTTGTTTTATGCAGATGACGCTATTGGTATGCCAATAGGAAATCTTACAAGCCAACTATTTGCAAACTTCTATATGTCATTCTTTGATGAGTATATGTTGAGGCTTTGTAAGCGGTACAAGTGTAAATATGTACGGTTTGTAGATGATTTCTGCATAACAGGACGTAAGAAAGAGCATATATTAAAGATATATAAGATGGCAGACTTGTATTTGAAGAACAAACTGCATTTGACATTACATCACGATAAGTTTTATCTCCAGGAAGTCAAGCGAGGCATTAAGTTTGTCGGTAGCGTAATCAAATATGACAGAATATACCTGAGCAACCGTACAGTAGGAAACCTTGTCAATCGTGTAAAAGAAGCCGAAGAGATATGTAAAACCGCAGTTCGTGCCACTCCAGAAAAAGAATTGGAAGCATACTATGAACTTGACAAAGTGGTATGTGCATTGAACAGTTATTTCGGTTTCTTGATACATTGTAATAGCTATGCTATAAGACGCAAATTATTTAAGAATTGCACATACTTTTGGAAATGCTGTTATGTAGAAGGCAAGTTTGCAAAAGTATGTATTAAGAATCAATATAAACTAACTCGTAAACTGCTATCAGAAGAATGAATGTAAACTATCAGTATTCAGACATAGAGCCACAGTTTATTGTCTGCAATAGAAATTTAGGAAGAAATGAATATACTATCAACTTTGATGTTGAAAAGTTGGAAAAGAAAGAGCGATCAGAAGGAAAGGAGTATCGTTATCTTACAGTGAAACTTCCAGCTGGCAATTATAGCCGAGATACCGTTATTTCCAAAATTATAGAGTCACGATACAATTCAGATGAAATGACAGCCATCGTCAATAATTATCTGCTTGATGATGGTGAAGAAGAGTCACTTGCAGAGTTCAAGGAAATGCAAGTCTGGAGACGGCACGCAAAAGACATAGCGGATAAATTCATTGCAGAGATTTAAGCATACGACCTTATGGAATTATAGGAAAGTCAATGCCCTTTGAAGGAATTGGCTTTCCTATTCTTTTATAAAATATAAATCAATATGGCAACAATAGCAAAAGGTTCAATAACACTTGTCAATGTGAACGATGCGTATTCTGTGTTGTTTACTCCAGACTCGTGTGCGATAAAGGCAGATTTCGATGGAACACATCCAGACTTGGAAAATGCTTTTACGGATATAACTGTTGTTCGTGGTGAAGAGAAGCACACCTTCAAGTTAGAACTTTCGGGACTATCAAATCCAACCATAACATATCAACAAACAGCCATTGACGGCTATACAAAGCGTATAAAACTCACCAGTATACCTTCTGATGTGTTGAGTGGAGCTTTGACATTTACGATAACTACAGATGATGAATTTGTGGCAGATGTCACGTTTACTTATTCGGTAGTGCGAGAAACATCAATGTTGGATTGGATTCTGGACTGGGAGAACAATAAAACAGTGATAGGCGACTCTTATTTGATTACGCCTAAGATTTTTGTGGGCAAGAAAGTTGAGAATGAAGCTGGATTGAAGACGCTAACAGGCGTATATATTGGGCCAGATGACACTAATACGGCAGGAATTTATGGTTATCAAGCTGGTAAGGATGTTTTTCATATCAATGCCAATGGTGCGATGATTGGCGGCTGGGCAATTTCCAGCAATAGTATTATAACATCAAATGATAAAGGCATTGTCAGCTTAGGTTCAGATGGCAACTTGTTTTATCGGACTAAACAAAATGAAGTGATATGGGCATTATTCCAGGATGGAAGCGCAACTTTCGCTAAGGGCAATGTCATGTTAAATAGTGACGGAAGCGCATCATTTACAGGAATCATCGAAGCTGCAAGCGGCAGTATTGGCGGTTGGACTATTGGAGAAAGCGTATTGTACGGTGATCATATTAGTCTTGATAGTGTAAATAAGCTATTGGGAGTATGCGGAGCATCTGTGTATGATCCTAAAAATATGAATACTGCCATACAGCAGTTTGGTGGCGTTTATATGTTTTACAATAATTCCAACAATTATGGATTGAAAAGCTATCTTCCAAGATTGGATGCTGGGAACGGCTTATATATTTCTCGAATAAGTTTTTCGCTTGGTTCGACTAATCAGATTGCTAACTGGACATTTGATGGGGATTCCATGTATATGGGAACTAAAGTCAATATGTCGAAAAAATATGCAGCCTCATCTGGGGAAATTACTATCGGATCACAAGGAATGAGGGGTAAAAGTTGGTATATAGATACCGATGGCTCTGTATCGTTTCTTAGTGGTGAAGTGCAGTTTTCAGAATCAACAGGTTCAATAGTTGGCTGGAATCTTAACGCTAAGAGATTATCAAATCCAAATGTGGCTATTATTTCAGATACGACAAATGCTGGAATCTATATGTCGGTTGCTGAGGGAACAGACTTCGACAACTTAGCCTCATCCAGTTTGACAGATTATATAGATGCTCATGGCGGCATTTACATGAAAACTAAGACAGATGGCGTATCATTTGCCGCATACGATTCCAGTGGCAGAAAGATTTTCAAGCTAAGAAGTAATGGCGTGAGTTCTATTGCAGAATGGAATATTGAAAATGATGCCCTGTTTGTTGGCACGAAGAAAACGGAAGCTGGAAGTTTTACGGATGCAAATGGAAGTATAACTTTTAGTAGCACAGGTATTCGTAGTAACAAATGGAGATTGGAAGCAGACGGTTCTGGCTCTCTTGCTGGTGATATGATTTCATGGAACGCAAATGGGGAAGTAAATTTTAAGGCAAAAGTATCAGCTGACAATATAACTGCTGGAACTATATCTGCTTGCACAATTCAAAGTAGTGCAGAAAATATCGCTTGGATATTAAGACAAGATGGGTCTGGATATTTGGCAGGCGGAAAAATTAACTGGACAACTGACGGAGAGCTTACGGTTACAGGTAAAATAAATGCGTCATCTGGTAAAATTGGTGCTTTTTCGATAGATGATAGTTATATTTATAATTGGTCAGATGATTATACATCCGAACAAGTTTGGTCAAAAGACAGTCAATTGAATATGGCTCAGATTGGCCCGAACTTTATTAGAATGAGTCAATCTGTTGGATATTTTACTCCAGGGGATATTGCATTTCAAAAAATAGGTATTGGTGCAGGATCTGACCCTACACAATCTTATAAGGATGATAAATATTGCGGCTCTGCTTTATATATATATCGAAAAATGAACTCTGTGTCAGATGTGTATTTCCCAGCAGCACAAATTATATCTGACAATGTGGCAAATCGAAATATAGGGCTTAGAATTGTTGGTGGACTTCAAGTTCATGGGGGTGTGATAGAATCTGGTTGCATTATGGAATATACTAAAGATGGTGATGCGACAGTTCTTGATTTGTCTTTTGGTACAACATTTCTTTTATTTAATAGAGCAAATGAATCACATGACTTCTTTTTCCCAAAATTATCGCAAATAAGACAACAATTAGGAATAAACGACACTAATACATCATTTTGCGTGCCAGTAAGAGTTGTATGTGGAAGTGGTTCTGCTAATTGTTGCATATCCGCAGCATCCGCAGCATCAAATACCCCAGGGAAAGAAGAAGGTGGGTCTATTGTGAATAATAATGGCGGTTGGGATTATAGTAGAGATAAACATTATGGAGCTAATCGTATGCCATTAGGGGCTGGTGATAGTTGGGCTTTTGCTTTAGTATTTACGCCAGCAACAGGGTATTATATTCAAATTCTTGATATACAGGATTAATGCGCAAAGACATAGAAATACATATTGGAACAGGCGATATAACATTGTCATCCAAGAGTAGCTATCAGTTGAGAGACTTCCAGTGGGTATCAAATCCCACTGGTTTGTCTCGTTATATCTATGGAGAAATTATTGTGCCGAACAATATCTCTGTCAATACAATTCGAGAGAAAGGTGTTTATACAACTATACCATATACACCTGTCTATAAAGAGTTTATGGTGCGTATTAAACGGTTGTATGAGAATGGATTGTATGAATATCTCCAGAATCCAGTAGACGGAACGGAGTGGTTTGTTGTAAAGAGTAATCTGTATGGCACTCATTGTAGCAAAAATGTATACGCCTCACAGCTGATGACGATTGCCGACAATGAATATTACTTTGAATTTGATAAAGGCATTATGAATGTTTACAGTGCCTTGGAGTCGGATTTGAATATAGTGAAAGCTAATCGACAAAACTCGAATATGCTGCTTGCTTGTGTGCCGACAAACAACTATCGCTATCCTATATCTGGAGTAGGCTTGATACGCTGGATGAATGGCAACATGGACTATACAGCACTTGCAGACACTATCAAGTCGGAATTTTCTGATGATGGTGTGGTAGTAAATTCAGCATCATTTGATTACGAGACAAATCAGCTTAACTTAGACGCAATTGCAGCAGATGATTAATGGCAACATATAAAGTAAAGGCAAACCAAAATATATTTGACGTAGCATTATTGCTATATGGTTCAATAGAAGGGCTGTTTGACTTGCTAATTAGCAATGAATGGCTAAACATGACAACAGATCTTATTCCAGGAATGGAATTGGAATACCATGATTATTTCGTTGTCAATGATGGTATAAAAAGTGTGATAGATGACAAGCAGCTCATCCCAGCTAATAGAGAACGACATGTCTATCTGAAACACCCAGCAGAAGATTTGGTGTTCTTGTATGACGTAGACTCAAAATTTAACTGCTCATCATTTATTGCAAGCGGTTCTGGAATCATGGTGATAGACTGGGGAGATAATTCAGATTTGGAAACAGTGCAGCTGACCACCGAGCGTCAAGTTGTGGAACATTATTTTGATAACGTGGCAGAAAAGCGTAGAATCAAAGTTTATGGTAACTTCCAGATAATTAAGTTTGATACAACAAAAACAGGCGGAGCATTGATGCTGATGAAGCCTATGATTGTTGATGAATATACGTCACATTCAAACAGCTATCCATTGCAAGGGCTATTCTTGTTTGATGGTACGGTTTCTATAGATTTAAGCGGTTGCTATATAGACAATCTACTTCCTATAGGAGATATGAGTTTACAGATACTTGATTTAAGGAATGTGAACTTTGCCGACATATCGGTATTGGATGATTACCTTCAGTATATCGTTGAAAACTATGGCGGCAGACGAGACTGTACAGTTTATTTGACAACAGAGCCAACTGGAAAAGGCATAAAGGCGATAGAGACGATACTTGGTGAGGATGCTTGGAATGAAGCTGGTAACTGGGTATTTAACATCAATGACAAAATATATACAAGACAATAATGGCAAGAACATTATCAGAAATATACACAATTGCGAAAGACAGCAGGAACGAGCATCTGGAACTTACAGAGTTTCAGAACTCGTCAAAGATGTCGATTTTAGATGCGATAACATGGACTACATCTGCCTGTATATGGGCATTTGAGAATATCATGGATGTATTTAAGATTGATATAGCCAAAGACATCCAGAATCGCATCAACGGTACTCCAGCTTATTATGCCAACGCTTTACTAAAGTACCAGTCTGGAGACGAACTTGAAATAAGTGATGACGGCACTTCATTTTCCTATCCAGCCGTAGATGAGACCAAAAGGATAATCTCCAAGGTTGCATATTCCGAATCGGCACAAGACAGATTCTTTGATAAACAACTGTTACTAAAAATAGCTACTGGAGACCCTGGAAGTTACTCACAAATAGAAGAGAACGAAATGGTAAAGATACGAGCGTATATCGGTCAGATTGTATTTGCTGGCACATCTGTAAAAGTGGTAAGTAGGAAAGGCGATATACTCATTCCTCGTGTCACAGTTTACCATGACGGTGCAGTTACCAATGATGAAGTGTACAGCAATATCGCCACTTCATTGAACAATTATATTAATAGTATGGATTTCAATGGTGTGGTATACGTCCAGAAAATCATAGATGCCATTCAGTCAGCAGAGCATGTGGTAGATGTTTATATAGACAATGCCACAACAGACTATCAAGGAATATTCGTTGCCCAGTATGATGATGACAATAACTTGATACCGACAACGTATGGTTCTGACGGTAATGTGACGAGTTATGAAAAAAAGATAGAACGCTTCTTTGTTCCGAATAGCGGTTACATTAAGGAAAGCACGAAAACTGGTGATGAAGCAGCATTACAGACATGGAAAGAAGCTATCACCCTTAAAGTTGAAGGAGAAAGCTAATGAGATATGTGATAAACTTCGACAAAACAATCAATCAGCTAACGCCACACTACATCGGTGGGCGTAAGCTGATATTGTTAATGCAAGCATTGGTATCGCCATTACAAGTATTGAATGATGACTTTTCGGAATATGCTAAAGAGCAACGTATAGAAGCATCCATGACCTCCCAGATATTACCTTTCACTTGGTTTTTGAACAGAAAATTTAAGAAATACTTTCTACAAAAGTCTGGAAGCATAATGATAACCAATGTCGCTTCCCTTGGCGTGCCGATACACAATGAAAATGCCGACATTCCACAGACAGACAACCTTTCACTTTATACAGAAAAAGAAGGCAAAGGAAAGGCTTTCTATTATCAGAATGAGCGAACTGATCAGAATACTTACAGTTTCATAGTTCACACTCCAGCTATAGATACATCGTTAATTTCCAAAGAACAGTATGTTTCAATGCTTACCTATTGGATAGAGCGTTACCGTCTGGCTGGCAAAACATATAAAATAAAATTTGACTGATGAAAGAATTTAGCGCACAAACTGGAGGTCGTTATACATACGTTGACGACATTATAAACTTGCAGGAACTGGCTCTTGCATTTTCCAGTATTTTTGCATCATGTGACAATTTCGTAGTAAGCGGTTGTGAGGTCAATGGTACTTCAATAAGTGCTGGCTATGTATATCTAAACGGAAAACTGAGATATTTTTCTGGAGCAACAGGAATATCAACGTGGCCTCAGTATATCTATGAATCGAACAAAGCAGAGAGCGTAGCCTATGCAAGTGGCGCAGACAAGGTAGGACGCAATGTGTACGGCTGTTCTATCGGTTCTTCAGTGCCAACATCTGCCGATGCTCTTACTGGAAGTGTGCCACAATACATCCAGATACTGAGAGTTGGCGGTAGAAGTCTGAACGATGCTTTCTTTGGGAAGTACGCATTACTGCTCAACTCTTCGGTAGGCTCGCAGACGATAGGCGATTCTGTTACTTTTGCTAACACCATGAAAGTACATGGCGCATTAAATCTAAATGATGACGCTATTTTTACCAAGGGCGAGGCTACTTGTAGAATGTATTATGATGGCAATGTTTTCCACATTCAGTCTCGTATTACCAATGGCGCATCTTATGATTTTGCGTTTAACCAGAGTAACGGCTATGTATTCTCTATAAATGGAGTAAGCATCATGTCGATTGCTGCAAATGGCATATCACTTACCAAGCCATTGACAGTAGGCAAAGGAACTTTAGGCAGTGTTACATGTGACGCAGACCATATCTACAACTCTGGTACAGGTTCTGACAAGGGAACGTTGTATATTAATTATAAGGGCTACAATGATGGCAACAGCTATTATCGGAATACCATTATAGGTAATGGCAAAGGAGTAGCGATAATTTCCGTTGACGGTAAGAGTGCTATGGTAGATATAGCTGGAAGTCTTACAATAGAATCAGCTTTGCAAAATGGATTACAGCTGAAGCACAGCACACTCCAGCAAGGCAATACAAGTCTTGTAAAGGTAATTAGTTGGCTTGATTCTGAAAATTCACAGATGGCATACGCTGGATTTTCGTCTACTTCAGACAATGTGTTTTATATCCATAATCGTGTAGCTAATGTCTGCATCAATGGTTTAAGTGCAGTCAACCTCCTTCCAGCAATTATGGAAAACGGAATACTTCTTACAGATAAATATGTACAGAAAACAGATTTAGCAACACAGATGACAGCTAAAGCAGATGTCAATTCTGTATATAGCAAGTCAGAAGCTGAAGGGAAGTTTGCGGACAAGATACTTGGATTAAGTCAGTTTATCACAGGAAGTAATACAAAAGAAGCATTGCGAAGTCAGATAGGGGCAATTGCTATCGGAGCTTTAGATGACGTACCAAGAATATCCAATTATCTTACAGACATGGCAAAGACTGATGCCGACAAGAAGAAAATCTGTGAGAATATCGGTGCTGCTCGTACAGGCGACTTCCAGTCTAAGATAGCCGATACAGGTTGGATAAATATCTCTGGAACAGATTTGTATGCTCGTCAGATTGGAGACCATGTTTGTATTCAAGGCAAGGTTGTGACAGTACATACAGGAAATGTGGCATTTAGATTGCCCAATCAGATTTCGGCACCTCGTTATGATGCAGCTTTCAGAGCGACACTTGATTGCAACTGTGATTGGGGTTGTAAAATAGCTGGGGGCAGCAAGGATTGCGTGGTCGTTTATTGCAGTCACCACGGTAAAACAATATCTTTATCATTCTCATATATGGCATAACAATGAAAATTCATAATTTTATCAAAGACTCTTACGGTATGGAACGTAATGAGCGAGAAGCGAGAGAACAACATGACAAGGTTACAGAATCAAAAGCTGAAGAACAAACAACAGGAAGTTTGTCACAGCACCCCGAAAAGTCAGCGAAGAAGCGTAAGACGAAAGAAAAAGAAATCGAAACGTAGAGAGTTCTATGAAACACGGCTTGGATATTTCATCCAGCATGAAGCACCTTTGGAGTATGACATTATCATGGAAGTATCTGGAGGATATGAGCCAAATGTTGATATGATAGAGGCATTGGGATATGCCTCGTTGAATCCCCTTTTTAGAAAATCAAAATTCAGAAGAGCTTTGATAGAATACAGAAAAATGGGATGTCATACGCACCATCCCAAACAAGCCGATGCTATAACAGAATTTACCTATATTCAGAGACGCAGAAAGTTAAAAAACGTATAAATCTCGTAAAAAGAAAGTCGTCTAAAGTAATTTTATTCGGCTTTCTTTGTTTTTATAACACAAAAGCACTAACTTTGCGTTTCATAAATTGACTTCGTATATCTTCCCATTTCTTATTTTCACTTTAACGAATATCGTATGAAAGATTTCGTTGTGTCAGTTAGGAAGCTAACTGATGCCGACCTCATGCGAGAAGCATGTCAGATGACCTTTATTGGGAAGAGTCATCAATCACTTCTCAGCATCTACAAAACAGAACACTCCCCAGTACGTTCACAACTTTTTTGGGTAAAGTTTGAAGGAATCCCATTGTACATTTCGACCCATTTACTTCGTCATCATGTTGGTTCAGTACCGTTCCAACTCACTTGTCGCACAGATAGGCAAGGCGGTAATCCTGGACTTATCCAGAAAATTGACTATATCAAGCAGCGGCTTGAAGAAGTGCTGGATATGGACGAAGACAATAGAAATGTAGTGATAAGTGAAGCCGTACATGATTTGACATGGCTCCAAGAAAATTCAGATCGTTATACTCCAGTAAACCTCGGTTTGCTTATCAATGCTCAGTCGCTTATTGATATGGCAAAGTTACGCCTTTGTTTGCAAGCTGCTCCAGAAACGAGAAAAGTATTCCAAGCACTTAAAGACGAGATTTCAAAGGTTGACCCAGATTTGGCAAGTATGATGGTTCGCAAATGTGTGTATCGTGGTGGACTATGTGGAGAAGGACGCTGCTGTGGTTGGAACCACACTCCAGAATTTATAAATGAAATGCGTAATTACGCATCCTTGTTCTCTGAAAAGCAAAGAGGGCAGTATCTTCCATCAATCAACTAAACAACTATGAACAAGAATGATTAAAAAAGTTAGGAAACGTGACGGAAGAATCGTTGATTTTGATTTCAAAAAGATTGTAGAAGCCGTTAAAAAAGCATTTGAAAGTCAGAATGAAACTTATGACAAAGGTTTAGAGAACGCTTTGTCGGCAAATCTATCTCTTATTAATGACAGTAAGGTTGCATGTATTGAAGAAATTCAAGACATTGTAGAAAAAACACTGATGGACGGCGGCTATTATAAAGTAGCTAAAGCATACATACTCTATCGTGAGCAGCACAAAGAAAGTCGCTTTATAAAGGAGCGTATTGACTATATGGATAGGTATAGTCAGTCTGGCGATAATGCCGCAACTTCATCTGAAACAGACTCCAATGCTAATGTCACAATGAAAAATGTGGCAAACTTAGAGGGCGAGGTTTACAAAACAACCAATCGTATCATCCAGCGACAGAGAATGAAGGACGAGTTGAATAAACTCTTTCCAGAGCTTGCAAAGCAGTATGAAAAGGACTTAAATCATCACATTATTTACTGCCATGATGAGAGCGCAACTCCAGTTTTGAAGCAATATTGTATGGCCGTAAGTCTCTATCCTCTTATGTCTGAAGGAGTTGGAAACATTGATGGGGTCACGCCTTCAGCACCAAACGATTTGCAATCATTTAGCGGTCAGATAACAAATCTCGTATTCTTACTATCATCACAGTGTAAAGGTGCTGTGGCTATCAGTGAGTACTTCATAGCATTAAACTACTATGTTGTAAAAGAGTTTGGCGAGAAGTGGTATTGCTATCTGGAAGCACCGACATCAACGGACTATTGCGCAATTCGCAGAACGGTAAAAGACAATATTCTTAAAGCATTCAAGCAGTTTGTGTGGGGTATCAACCAGCCAGCAGGAAACCGTAGTTATCAGAGTCCATTTACAAACATTTCGTATTACGACAAGACTTACTTCGATTCTTTGTTCGGAGAGTTCTATTATCCAGACGGTAGCAAGCCAGAGTGGAAGGCGATAGACACGCTCCAGAGAATGTTTATGAAGTGGTTTAACCGTATTCGGCTGAAGCAAGTGCTGACATTCCCAGTGGAAACATTTGCAATGGTGCATGACGGCAAGGACATCGTAGACAAAGACTATAAAAAGCTGTGCGCAGAAATGTATGCAGAGGGTCATTCATTCTTTACATATATTTCAGAAAGTGCAGACTCATTGGCAAGCTGTTGTAGATTGCGCAACGAACTGGCAGAGAATACTTTTAATCCGACATCTGGTTTAACTGGCGTGATGACTGGAAGTTGCAATGTCATTACGTTGAACATAAACCGTATTGTACAGGACTGTGTTAAAAAATATGGATTGCATGGCGGCTGGAAGGAGAACACTTCTTTCATTCGTGACAGTTTGATAGACATTCTCCAGCGTGTTTACAAGTATCATATTGCTTTCAAGACGATGCTCTATGATATGGAGGATAAAAAGATGTTTGCTGCTTCAAATGGTGGCTATATTTATATCAACAAACTTTATTCTACCATTGGTATTAATGGTTTGAATGAAGCTGCCAGATTCTTGGGACTGAAAGTGTCGAATAACCCAGAGTATATCAAGTTCTTACAACTGATACTTGGTACGATTAAGGAACAGAATAAGTTGCACTCTATTCACGACAAGAAGCGTCCGTTCTTGTTCAATAGTGAGGTTGTGCCAGCGGAAGGACTTGGAAGCAAGAACTATGAGTGGGACAAAGCAGATGGGTACTGGATTCCAGAGGATGAAAATCTCTACAACTCATACTTCTATGAGGCGCATGATGATACTTCGGTACTTGACAAGTTTGTGCTTCATGGTAATCAAACCTACCAGTACACCGATGGCGGTTCTGCCGCCCACATCAATCTGGAAGAACATCTGAGCAAAGAGCAATATTTGAAGCTGATTGATTTTGCAATAGCTAAAGGTACGAGCTACTTTACATTCAATATACCAAATTCCAAATGCGAGAATTGTGGAAAGATTGTGAAGCAGCCTATCAGTAAGTGTCCTTGTTGTGGCAGCACAGACATAACACAGTACACAAGAATTATTGGGTATCTACGCCCAATAAAAAGTTTTGGAATAGAGCGGCAGATAGAAGCTGGAAAGCGAGTTTATAGTAAAGGAGTATAAGTATGCTAAAGTATGTTGACACCAAAGTTGTTTTTCGTGAACTTCCAGGTGAAATAACATTAGCTATCAATTTGAGTGGTTGCCCTTGTCATTGCGAGGGTTGCCACTCTCCTTATTTAGCTGATGACATAGGAGCGGAATTGACAACAGAAACGCTTGATACCCTTATAAAGCGGAATGATGGAATAACGGCAGTATGCTTTATGGGAGGCGATGGCGACCCTAAAGCTGTATATGATTTGGCTTGCCATGTGAAAGACGCTATTCCAGAGATTAAGGTTGGGTGGTATTCTGGAAGAGCGAAACTGCCAGAATGGTTTTATCCGATATATAAGGATAAAGTAGTACTTGACTATATAAAACTCGGTGCATATATCGTTAATTTTGGAGGTCTTGATAGCCTGACAACAAACCAAAGGCTATATAAAATATTACTGGATGATATGGCTGGCTATGATGTAATAGACATAACAAAACTATTACGTAAAACCGAATGTATATCTTAAAGCAATAATAAAAGTACAGTTTTGTACACTATCTAAATGGTGTATTAAATATTTTATAATCGTTGATTTACAGGTATTTAGTAAGGCGTTAGATTTTTAACGAGCAAAAAGTTTGAAAATCATTTGCATATTTCACTTTTTTGCTATACCTTTGCAAACAGAAAACAAAACAAAGCATCATGCGATGATGAAAAAGAAGGGCATTATCAATGTCTACGAGGGTAGTGCCGACATCAATGAGCTTAAAAGTTCGGTAGACAGTTTGCCAGATGGAGAATACGGATTCTACATTTTTGACAACTCCAAGAACCGCCCATTACCTCAATTGAAATACCTCTTCGGTGTAGTGTTGAAAACCATATCGCAAAAGTTGGATTCACATCCATCACCAGGGGCATTATACAGATATTTTGAAGAGGTGTACGCACCTATTCATAAATCTAATATTCAAGGCGAAGAATTTGAATACTTCGACCTAAAAAGCGAAAAATCAATTGAGTTGGATAGTGTAATAGAAATGATTATCCAACATGCCGCAGACCAGTGGGGAATAAAGATTCCTACCAGAGAGGAAATACGAGAAGCAGAAGCTCGTACACCTTATGCAGAAGCATACGCTGATATGTGGAAGTTTCTATCTCAAAACTAATTCATATCCAACTCAACTATGAGTGAATTAACGAATCAGATGTCTGCTCTTGACATCTTTGCATCTACCCAGGAATCTTTTGATGATGCAAAAAAGAAGAGCGCAGCAGAGAGTGGAAACCGTGTAAAGTATTTCCGTATTTCGGGCGATGGCACAGTAGCCGTCCGTATTTTACCCCTTGCGCCTGTTATTGACGCAGACGGAAATGTTCTTCCTATGGATCGTAAGGGTTACGAATACCCAGTGAAGGAACTCGTACTTAAAATCAAGGGCGATAATAACAAGCAGACCTTCGTGAATGTTTGCAACGCTAAGTACGCCTTCCCGAAACTGGAGTCAGATCTTATTGACAAGTACACCGAACTCGCACTCTCTTTGTATTCAGACGATGAAAAACTCTGCAAGAAAGTCAAGGAGACCAGCTTCAACGGTGGTTTGAAGTGGGATTCTAAGCGTTGCATGTACATTCTCGACTTAGACAAGCGCAACGATGGCATCCAAGTATTCCAGCTTTCTTACTCGCAGTATAAAGAGCTGGAAGAGCGTAAACTCCAGACTTGGGCAAAGCTCAACAAGAAAGGCAATGTGCCTTGCCCTATCTCATCAATCGCAGACGCTTTCCCAGTAGAGATTACTCGTAAGACAGAGAACAAGAAAACCAACTATTCTTTCAATATCGACACCCTCTCCCCGAAGGATGAGCTGACCGAGGACGAGTTGCAGAACCTTCTCAACACGCCTCGTCTCCCAGAAGTACTGTATCGTTATACACGCTATCATCTGGAGGCAACCATCGCCTACCTCAACCAGTTTGATGAGACAACAGGAATGGAAGTGATGAAAGACCCAGCTATCAAGGAGTGCATCGACCAGATTAAGCTCTGCTTGCCAGCTGATGACCAGTCGCATTTCAACATGAACGGCAAGAACAATGGTGAAGCCGGAAGCGATGATGCCGCTACCCTTGACAGTCTTTGGGACTTGTATGACAAGTTATGTGACGAAGGACTCGATGACAAGAGCGAGGAAAGTCAAAATCTCCGCACCTCTATCAAAGAGTTCATTGAGGATAACGACTTGGATGTCAGCATCACACGCAAGAAAACCAACGAAATGCTCCTCAATGAAATCCAGGATATTTTGGATGAAGAGAATGGCGAAGAGGAGGAAGCCCCAGCTCCAAAAAAGTCAACAAAGAAAGACGAGCCTGTAGATGAGCCAGCCGATGACGAGGAAGAAGAGGAGAACGATGCTCCAGCAGCAGCTCCAGCTCCAGAAAAGTCAGAGGAGGAAGAGGAAGAAGAAGTTCCAGCACGAGCAAGTCGCAGACGTGAGCGCAACGATGATACAAACGAGCCAGCAGCAGAAGCACCTGTTCGCACAGAAAGACGTGCTGCTCGTCCCCACAGACGTAGATAAACTTTATTCAACCACCAAGGGCGGTGTTGTGGTTTCGCCATGATGCCGCCCTTTTAACTTCAAAGCTATGTCTAAAGAAAAAATACCGTGCGCTTTACTGATGAATGATATTCATATCAGTAAAGACAACATTCCAGAATTTCAAAAAAACTGGGATGAAGCATTGAAAATATGCGAGAAGCAAGACATCCAAGATTTAATCATAGGTGGAGATATGTTGCAATCACGCTCATCATATCAAACACTCGATGTATTGCTGGCAGTGCGACAAGCATTGATAAAGGCAACACTTGCAGGACTGGAACTGACTATTGCAGAGGGCAACCATGACCTTGTTGATCAAGAGGCGATGTTGGGTTATTGCCATGTGTTCTCAGAATATCCGCACGTCCACGTTATAGATGACTATACAGTACTTGATTTCTCTGATGATGTTGTGTTGTATGTAATGAGCTATTTCCCAGAGAAAGGCACATTCGTCAGCAGACTGCAAGACATTCTTGACAATGATTTCGATGCCGACAAATACAATATTCTCTATATCCACGAAGGAATCAATGGAGGTTTGACTATTCCAAGTGAAAACGAGTTGCCAACAAAGATATTTAAGGATTTCGATAAAGTGCTTGTCGGACATTATCACAACCGTTGTAAGATAAAAGGCACGAACATCGAGTATATCGGAGCTTCACGTCAGCATAATTTTGGTGAGGATGAAGAGAAGGGTTATACCATATTATATAGTGATGGTTCATACGAGTTCGCCAAAAATCAAGCAAACATTCGATACAAAATGATTGACTTGACATTACAAGATGTTGACAATAATCTGATTGATGAGCTGAATAATGTCAAAATAGATGGTAAGTATAAAGTCAAAGCTCGTATAAACTGCTCCGCTACTGATGTACAGAATATTGACAAGCAGAAGCTGTTAGAGGCTGGGGCTGCAAAAGTGGAGATAGTTACTGAAAAAACAGTGGCAAAAGCCATTGAAGCACATAGCCTTGACAGGAAATTTGACAAGACAGGCATCAAGCAAGAATACGAGAGTTTCTGTTCCGAGAAAGTAATTGACTCCTCAATGGGGTTGCAGTATTTGGATAAAATTAATTGACTATGTGGAAGTTAAAAAGCATATATGCAAAGAACCTGTGCGCCTTTAAGGAGATGGATTACACCTTGGAGCAAGGACATACAACGCTTGTATTCGGTAACAACCAAGACAACGATTCCCAGGTTTCAAATGGTTCTGGCAAGTCGGCATTGATTGAAGCCATCGCTATTGGTCTGACAGGAGAAACGCTCCGAAAGATTAAGATGGATGAAATCATTAATGATGCAGGGAATGAGGCACAAGTTAAGCTTGAGCTAAACAACAATGAGTTAGGCAAGACATTCTGCATTACTCGTATCATTTCCAGGAAGTCACCACAGGCAATAACTGTTGAGTTTATGGATGCTGACGGCAATGCAGAAAGCGTAGCACAGGCTTCGGTTGCAGACTATAACAGATTTGTGCTGGAGACATTGGGATTGAGCAAGGATGATATATTCTCCAACTTTATTCTCTCCAAACATAAGTATTCGTCATTCCTCTCCAGCTCAGACCGTGATAAGAAAGACTTGATAAATCGTTTCAGCAATGGAATTATGGTAGACGAGTCGATTGAAGCACTCCAAAAGGACATGGAGCCAGTTGCTGAAGAATTGACACAAGCCGAGTTAAAAGTTGCTGGTGTCAAAGGCGGTATAGACACGCTGGAAGAGCAGATACAAAATGCCATTCAGAAGTCATTGGAAAGTACTTCTACCAAGGCACAACGCATTGAAGAATGGACGCAAGCAATCACAAACAAGCGAGCTTACATCCGTGAACAGAATGAACAAGCAGAACTCTTGGAACAGAGCCTTTCTAAGTTGGATGCAATATATAACTGCATTTCTGATTTGGAAGGAAGTGACAAGGCATTTGATAATTGCTATGATGGCATTACCGCAATGTTCACTCCAGCTAATCTAAAGTCAATCAGTGACTATAGGGAAAAGATTGCAGAGGCTAATAAAAAGCTCGCAACACTCCAGCAATCACTGAAAGATAAAGAAGCGGAGATTAAGCAGCATAACAAAGAATGTTCCAAGCATAAGAAAGCACATGACAAGCTCGTCAAAGAATACGAAAAGTTTGCCGCCTCATACGATGGAGACTTAAAAGAAGTTACAGCAAGAATCAATGATTTGCTCGCTTCTGTAAAGTCTTTGAGCAATGCCAATGACGCTTTGAACAAGCAGTATCGTACTGTTAGTAGCCGCATTGCAGCCATTAAGAATATTCTGGGTGGTGTTATTACTTGTCCGAAATGCAAGCATGAGTTCTTGCTTGCCCCAGATGCCGATTTGTCATCGCTTCGTAAGGAGTTGGAGAATAAGGATGCAGAGTTGCAAGAAATAGACGCAGAAATCTCCAGCAATCAAGATAAGATTGATGCAGATACCGCAAGGGGAAAGAAAGTTCGAGAAGAGCAGAATGACTTGATAGCGAAAAAGTCAGAATGGTCGGCAAAGGCAACTGAATCACAATCCAATATTGATAGCTTAACTCGCAAATCATCTAGACTTGAAAACGACATCGCAGACATCAACAGCCATATTGCCCAGCTCAACAAATTCATTGGGTCAGCTCGCAATAATATGTTTGATGAAGCTTACGATATTGTTGACGATGAGACCAACAAGTGTGAGAACAGCAAGAAACAATGCGAGACCAATATCGCAAACGCAAACGGTGCTATTGAATCATACGAGGAATCAATCAGAGACATTGAACACGCAGCTGAGAACAACATCATTGAAACGCTAAAAGAAAGTAAGGCGAAACGTGAGAAAGAGCTGGAAACCGCCATCAAGGGCAAGGAGCAAATTGAACAGAAGCTCGCAGCCTATAAGAAGCAGGAAGCGACATTCGTAGAGTTCAAGACTCACCTTGCCAACTCTAAGATAGAAGCATTGAGCCAGATGACAAATGAGTTTCTGGAAGCCATTAACAGTGACATAAGAATCTTATTCAGTGGCTTTACAGTGCTAAAGTCTGGAAAGATTAGGGACAAAATCTCTATCTCCCTTATTCGTGACGGAGTAGATTGCGGTTCATTTGACAAATTCTCAGAAGGAGAAAAGGCAAGAGTAAATCTCGCCAATATCCTTGCACTGCATAAATTGACGAATGTAAACTGCCAAGAAGGAAAAGGCTTAGACTTGTTAGTATTGGATGAGATTCTGGAGGCTTGTGATGCTGCTGGACTTGCCAATATGTTCAATGCCTTAAACAACTTGCAGATTACTTCACTGGTGGTCAGTCACGGCAATGTAGCCGAAAACTATCCATACAAACTTATAGTCAACAAGAAGAATGACATTTCATACATTTAATGTTTAATCATGCAAACGAAGAGAAACTGACAATTGACCAAGTGGCGGCATTTGACATAGCGACCCATACAGGTTACTATTCAACCCACGAAAGAGGTACATGGAACTTCACGGAGTCGATGAGACGCAACAACAACAAACAGCACGGAGCTTTCCGTCAAACACTCATTGACTTCATCCAGAAATACAATATCAAACAGGTTGTGGCAGAGGACGTAAGCTGTGGAAGAAGCGGCAAGGAGTTCAAATCATCTGTCAAGCTGTCTGAATTTAGAGGCATTTTGCTGGAAGTATGTGACACACTCGACCTTCCAGAACCAGTATTCCTCAACCCCAGAACCATCAAGGCATGGGCAACAGGAGACGGCAATGCCGATAAAGCCAAAATGATGCGATTCTGTAAGTTGCGCTGGAAAACAGACCCAGTAGACGATAACGAGGCAGACGCAACGCACATCTTCATGTACTATGTAAAGAAATTCAAATTGTAATATGAGTATTGCCAGAAAGAGGCGTAGAAAGGCGCAAAAAGAACTGTCTATGCCAGCGGACATCAACCCACACTTGAAATACCTTGTCACACTTGTCAAGGAGTATTGCAACTTCTTGGACAAGAAAGATAAGCCTTCAGATGAGGAAGTAAGAGCTAAGTTCAAGGCATACGACTCACGTTGGATTCAGTATTGTATATCTCGCCAATTTGAACCTCGTGCATCTTTATTGTTTAATCAAGAGGTTGCACGGATATGGAGAGAAAGGTATGCGAAACCGAAGGATATGACAGAGAAGTAGATCCAGAGGTAGCTCGCAAACGAAATGAACTATTCCAACAATATGTGATGCCTTTCCAAAACATGATTTATAAGTTGGTGATGAACTACACTTATGATTCATGGAATGTAGAGGAAAATTACAATGAAGTTCTTATAAATTTCTTCAGAAGAATTGAGACATACGACACCTCCAGACCAATTCGTACATGGCTCCATATTGTCACAAAGCGTATGGTGGCAGAGTTGGAAAGAAGGCGTAAACGACACGACAACAAGAATTATGACAGAAGCATAGAAAGTTATGAGGATTGTAGCGATGATGAAGTTTTACACCCACAGATATGCAGTGCAATAAGTGCAAATCTAAATGTAAGCTCAAACTGCATGGGGCTTGAAAACTACCGTCAATTCTATAATGACGATATACTGGAGGTGCTTGACAGTATGAAGCCTATTCATCGTGATGCAATACTATTACAGGAAGCTGGTTATCCACTTCGTGAGATTGCAGACATCGAGTATAAAAAAGGCACATTACCATCGCATAATATTGAGACAATTAAAAGTCGATTGCTTATTGCCAGAAAGATTCTGAAGAGTAATTTAACAAGGAATGGCGAAAGAATTACAGATACGCAATGTGAAGACAGTGTTCAGTGCAATAGCGGTGAAACTGTTGAATCCGACATTTAAGTTTTCTGGAGGTGGAGCAACCACCAGAACACTTGCGAACTTCCTTGACCTTATGAAAAAGGAGTTTGGTTCGGTAACATCTGAAAGACTTGTAGACTTTTGTGTATGCGCTGCCTACGCCTTCAAAAACAGACCACAATGGACTATAAACCAAGTCTTTGGTAAGGCATCTATAAAGCGTTTGAAAGAGCGCACAAAAGGCGGTAAATACTACGAAGATCAATGGCTTTCCAGCGTATCTTTAAGCAGAGCTGACCTTGTAGCAATGATAGCAGACAAAAGCGTACACCCACAGGCTAAATTCATCTATATAGCCTCTGAAGAACCGACAAAGAGACGTATGTTGAATACGCCTGTTGGGTACGTTATCTGCCAGACAGCAACATTAGGCTGGAGTCCATTATCTGAGACTTGCGGTAAATGTGACGCTACAGAAAATTGCAAACAAGAACTTCAAAAAAGATTTCCAGAATTGTATCGTATTCGTATAGAGCATGGCAACAAGACAGAATAATAATGTATTGACAGAGGAATTTCTGATGGATCTCTTTTTCACTTGCATGAACAATGATTATGTTCTGGCGGTGGTCATGGAACAGATTAAGAAATCTTACCTTCCAGACAGAGATTTTATCTCCCTCTTCAATCAACTAAAAACATACTATAAGGAGTATAAGAAAGCTCCTACATATAGCATATTAGGACAAGCTGTTTCTCGTCAGAAAAGCGTTGCAGCGTTATTGGATGACATCTATGACAGTGGTAATGAACTCGGTACGGAACAGGCTTTGGAACAGCTGGAGAACTATATTAAACAAGTAAGATTCCAGCAAACATATAAGGAAGCTGGTGAGCTTTTCAACAAAGCAGACCATGAACAGGCGAGCTTAAAGTTACAAGAGTATGCGGAATGGGTTTCTACCTTCAGTTTGCGAGAATCTGAATTTGTAGATGTGATTGGCACATTTGGAATCAGATTCAAAGGAAACAGACAGAAACACAATGCGGTAGACAAACAACTGCCAATAACGAGATTCTACATTGACGAGCTTGATGTGATGAATAATGGGCGTGACTTACGAACCCAGCTTACTGTATTCTTAGCAGCAACAGGCGTAGGAAAGTCACACGCTGCCAGATGGATAGGTAAAAATGCCTGTCAGATAGATGGCTTGAATGTATTGCACTTCCAGCTTGAAGGCAGTCGTGATGAGGTTGTGAACGCCTATTCTGCATCCTTGGTAAAATGCAGTACATTTCGCTACGAGACAGGAACAATTCGTGATGTTGAGATAGAACGGATGGAAGAAATGCTCAAAAGTGTAGCTGGAAAGTTGTATGTCAAGTCTTATCCAAAATTCAATTCCCATGTCTCAACAGTAGATATAAGGAATGGAATACAAGACTTCAAGAAACGATATGGCATATCTCCAGATGTTGTTATCATTGACTCTCTTGACTTGCTGATAGATGCTTCTGGACGCAAGTATTCAGAAAATGGTGAGCGACATAAACGTATAGCCGTAGCAAACGACTTGAAAGACTTGGCGGCAGATGAGAATGTCTGGATGGTTGGTACATACCAGTCAACTATTGAAAACAGAGACTGGCTGAATGATGAGAAAAATGTGCTGACAGAGTTTAATACGGCAGAAGCCAAAGGACTTGCCAGACCACTCACACACTTAATAACACTCAACCAGTCTGATAGAGAGAGAAAAGAGCATACAATGCGCATCAATGTGGCAAAGTCCCGATTCTTTGAAAAAGGAGAGCCATTTAAGATAGCGACAGATTATGAAAATGAACAGTTCTATGACAGAGAACGCAGTCTAAATATTAGTAAAGTGTCATAAATTATGTATATCAGCAAACAAGACAAAGACTTTCTCATCAAGGAGTTGGAGATTGAACTTCATGCTAAACTTGATGGCCCAAGAAAGAATCTTATAGTGCCAGAATGTCCTTTTTGCGGCAAAAAAGGCGGTAAGTTTGGTATTTATGTAGGACAAGAAACCGAGAAGAAAAAGCTCTTTATGAGCCATTGCTTCTCGTGCGGACATACTACAAAGGATGTCAACCAACTATTAGAGGATATTGGCAGACCAGACTTGATGCTGGAGGACACTGCCAGTTTTGCTCCACTTCAGATTCCGCAATTCTGCAATCTGGAAGAGGATGAGATTGACGATGAGCTTGTTTCTGTTGATATGCCAGAAGGTTGGAAAAGATGTTACAGAAACGCCTATCTGAAGAAGCGTGGCTACACTTGCGATGATTACGACTACTTTCCAGTCGGGACAACCAGAGGTCTTAATTTCAAATTTGACGATTATGTCGTGTTTCCAATCATTGATAACGGTGATATAGTCGGCTATGTGTCTCGCCATACATGGAGTAAGGGTGAGATAGATGCTTACAACAAGAAAGCAAGGCGTAACGGCAAGTTTGAAATTAGACGATACAACAATAGCCAGGAGAATGATTTTACTAAACTCCTTTACAACTATGACGCTGTAATCGAGGATGAAACAGATACAGTTATACTGGTTGAAGGTGTATTTGATTGTATTTCGTTAGTAAGGAAGTTGGACTTGTATGATAACCATCGCATAGCAGTAGTTGCGACATTTGGCAAGAAAGTGTCAGAAGCGCAGATATACAAACTGCAAAGTAAAGGCGTGAGAACCGTAATCGTAGGATATGACGGAGACGCATTGGCAGCAACTAATACAGCAGCAGCCATGCTCAACGAATACTTCGACTGCTATATCGCCTTTATAGAAGATCCAGAAGCAGACTTTGACAGCATGGATTTTTGGGACATCTATGATACCTTCAGTGAGAGACTGATGACACCAAGAGAGTTCAAATTAAATTTAGTACAACTATGAACGAATTGATAAAATGGCTAGAGCATAACAAAATCATGTATAACAAGATAGATGATGAAGTTATTGAGCTTCCAGAGTTCGGCAAAATGTTCTTTGAAGATATGGAAAAGATGAAATCCATATTCCGTACCAGCAAGGATGATGAGCTAATATTCAACAGTATGGAAGATCCAGAAGTCTTAATGGCAGAAGGCATCAACTATATTGTATTCAAGTTTGGAGACAATTGGTATTACTACGACCTACGCAAGGAGTTCAAATTGAACATTTTGAAATATGTAGGCGAGAGAGTTGCGTCAGAGCATAAGTTTGAGTATGTCAACTTGGGAGTGCATACTCCATTTGAGCTGTTAAATGGAAGCTTTATGCCGACATATTGGGTAAGGAAAGCTAAATACTTAGGACATCCAGGTATCGGTATCTGCGACAAGAACACAATGGCAGCTTGCTACAATCTCCAGAAAGAATGTGAAGCAGCAGGACTGAAATATGTGTTTGGTTATTCACTTGACTTTTTCGATGGTGAGCATACTGTTGGTGCAAAAGTTTACGTCCAGTCACAGAAAGGCTTACGAAACCTGTTGCGTATACAGAAAGCCATTATGGTAGACAGCACTGACAAGATTATTTCTCTTGAAGAATTGTTGAATCGTGGCGAAGGCAATGTGATAGTGCTTGACAAGTATTCCTCATTCTGGATAACTGAGAACCACGACATCGTAAAGGACTTGCAAGAATCCTTTGATTGCGTGTTTTGGCAAGTGGACTTGTCGGAGTATAAGGCAGAGCGCATAGACATCAAGGTACTGGAAGCAGCCAAGCATTACTTTGATAATATATACGGTAAGATGGACGTATATCCAGTACTTCTGACCGATGCTTACTATTTGGATGAGGATGATGCCAAGAACAAGATAATCCTTAACAAGGTGGCGGAAGGTGCAGCACATGAGCAAAGTAATCAGCAATACTTTAAGGATGTAGACGAGCAATACCAACTGTTTGCCGACACCTTTGATGCTGAGAAATGGGATATTGACGCATTGTTCCAAGAATGTTGCGACAATTCAATGGATATTCTGGAACACGCAGAGGCAAGGTTTGAGAATGATCGAAACTTCATGCCGAAGTACGACATGACCCCAGAAGAGAAAGAAAAGTATGGTACGACACACAATATGTTCATACAGCTTTTGGAAGAAGGGTTGCAACGACTTGTACCGCCAGAACAGCAAGATAAGTACCGCAAACAGATGGAGTATGAGCGATATATCATTGAGTCAACCAACAATGTGGACTACTTGCTTGTACAGTATGATACCTGTAACTGGGCGAGGCGTAACAACATTCTTGTAGGTTGTGGGCGTGGGTCGGCTGCTGGATGCTTGTTGCTTTACTTGCTTGGCATTACACTCATTGACCCGATGCGATATGATCTCATCTTTGAGCGTTTCTTGCTGCCAGAACGAGCTGGATTATATCCAGCAAAGACAACCATTATCGGTGAGGATTTGGAGTCCAAGGAATACATTGAAGTGGAGTTGGATGGCGGTAAGGTGATAAAGATAGACAAGGATGCCCAACTGATGATAAAGCGAGAAGGCGAAGAAGATTCTTTCATGGTTTACGCTGACGAGTTGCAAGCAGATGATGACATCCTTTTCGACAACAAGGATTTGATATTCACTATAAACGAGATTTAGATATGATGCAATTGACAAATGAAATGGTTGAAGCTGTAGACATCATACAGAATACCAACCAATCGCTTTATATTACAGGAAAAGCTGGTACAGGAAAGACTACATTCTTGCGATATATTGTGAACAACATTAAAAAGAAGTTTATCGTAACTGCATCTACAGGAATTGCGGCTGTAAACGCAGGAGGTGTAACGCTTCATAGTTTGCTTAATATTCCTTTTGGAGTGCTTACGGAATCAGAGAATGTGCATAGTAGCTATAAGCCAGAGAAGGCGATGCTGCTTCGTTCTATTGATGCAATCATCATTGATGAGGTAAGTATGGTACGTCCAGACGTGATTGACTACGTTGATAGAAAGTTACAGATGTACCGTGGCAGTAGCGAGCCTTTCGGAGGCGTACAAATCATTATGTTTGGTGACTTATTCCAGTTGCCGCCAGTGGTAAAAGCTGATGAACAGCATATATTGTCCCAGTTCTATCGTGGAGTATATTTCTTCCATGCTCATGTATGGCGCAATGTCGGTTTCAAAGTGATAGAGTTGACGCATATCTTTCGTCAAAACGACCAGCGTTTCATCAAAATCCTCAATAACATACGAGAATACCATATCACGCAAGAGGATATTGATGACTTGGCGGCACTTAGGAGCAAGAACGAAAGCAAGGACTTTTCCAATTCCAGTATACATATATGTGCATACAGAAAGGATGTACAAAAAATCAATGAAGAGTTGCTTGGAGAGCCGACACACATTTATAAAGCAAGTGTCACTGGAGACTTCCAGCCTAATTCGGCACCATGCGAGCAAGAATTGAAGTTGCGTGTTGGAGCAAGAGTGATGATGTTGGTAAATGATCCAGCCCATGTATATTGCAATGGTTCGCTTGGCGAGGTGGTTGCCCTTAATGATAAGGTTGTCACGGTAAGGCTGGATAATGGTTGTACTGTTGGTGTAATGCCAAATACATGGTCTGCAAAGGAATATCGCATGATTGGTGACAAGGTGGAAGCTATAGATAAAGGTTCTTGCACACAATTCCCAGTTGCATTGGCTTGGGCAATAACAATACATAAGAGTCAAGGACTTACCTTTGATCATGTGGTAATCCATACGAAAGGTTGCTTCGTTCCAGGGCAGTTGTATGTGGCTTTAAGCCGTTGCAGAACGCTGGAAGGCATCGTGTCAGATACGTTCATTGATAAGCGACATATTCTGACAGATATGGAGCTGGTTAAGTTTACGAAAGCATATAAGTTGAACAATAACATCTTTGATAACGAAACGTATAAGATTATGAGACGAGTATGAAATTATGTGATAACCTGATTGCACAAAGAGTTTTCTCATCAATCAGTGTTGACTTTTATGCCAATTCAATGGATGAATTACATGAAGAGAAAGTGGTTTATCTATTGGTTGTGCCAACTGATAAGGACAATTATTGCTATGTTGGACAAGCTGCTTATGGTATATATAAGCGAGTGTGCTCACATTGTAGCGATGCCTTCAAAAGAACAGATAATAGCAAAAAAGCTAATGCGTTCAAGAAATATCATTATATTAAAGCTTACATATTAGAAAAATGCAAAGATGATATTGACTTGGATATTGCTGAACGAAAATATATTGAGACGTTTTATAAAGATAAATCGTATGCAAGATGTCTTAATACTTTACTTTGCGTTAAGCGTAATGGTGAAAGAATAACTGTTCATACAATTGACGAAAAATATAAAATAGAGTGCTATTCACTACGAGGGGAATATGTGAAAACATATAATAGTATTCGTGAGGCTGCTTATTTAACTGGTATTTGCAGAAATGTCATATCCAGAGCATTACGATCAGCTAAAACTGCTGGAGGGTTTCAATGGAAACGTCAAAGTGACCAACGAGTAATTTCTGAAGTATTGTCGCATTGTTCTTCTGTACGGAAATCAATGAAAACAGAAAAATTTGTTCAACAGCATATTCAGAAATCTACACACAAACCGAAGGAAATTGTGACTGGAAAAGGGGCAGCTTGTCTGAAAAATCTTAAAATCATAAAAGAAACAAAAAAGAAGAAACCTCTTAAAACAATTGTAAGAAAGCGTACAGTAGAAACCAAGCAAGAAAAGAAAATTCGGGAACAAAAAGCAAGAGGCATTACAATTCTACAATATGATTTGCAAGGACAGTACATCGCCAGTTTCCCTTCTATGCAAGAAACAGCTCGACAAACATGTACAAATGTCAAGGCTATTGAAATGTGCTGTAAAGGTGCATACAAACAAGCCAAGGGCTTTCAATATAGAAAGAAAGGAAGTAATCTGCCAGTATTAAAAGGATTACACACACAGGCAGAATCCACGGCAATGTTCAATGTAACTTCTAAAGGCAAACCTGTTGTTGGATGTGATACAAATGGGAATATTATTGAACGATATGACAGTAAAAGAAAAGCTGAAATAGCTCATAACTGTTATGGGCTATTAGACAACATAAGAAAACGAACAGCTCGTTTTGGGCTATATTGGAGATTTTTATGAAAGTAATATCAGTAGAAAAGAAAATATCGCATGACAAACAAACAGTCTTGGATTGCTATGTTGACAATGGATATTTACAGGGTGGCTCTTCTTCGCTTCCAGATGTGGATGTCGATTATCAAAGTGACAAACGCCAAGAAGTTAAGGCATACACCGAAAGACGATATAATAAGAACGGCTTGCAACGTGTATTCTCTGCTGGAACTTATACAACATTAAAGTCAAAAGCCTGTTTGAAAGATGTGGCTCGCACGATGCGTATTCCGACATCTATTGTAAACTATATCACAGCTATCATTGACGATGATAAATGTGATTATACAGGATTGTTCAAGCTGGCAGCAACCAACAAGAAAGTCGCTAAGTTCATTGGAGACCATCCACAGCTATTTGAGGATATTCGCACGTTGATGTTCCAACCTCGTTCAAGTTCTGTTCATGCTTCTGCATTACTAATTACACCAGACACAAAGGATGGTGAAACAATGGAATGTTTCGACTATGTACCTATCAAGAAAGTTGACGGCATATTAGTGAGCGAGAATGATGGTTACGAACTTGACGAGCTTGGTTTGTTAAAGAACGATTGCCTTGCCACCAAGGAACTTTCCAAAATCCACCAGACACTCGACTTGGTGAACTCTGTGTATCATCAAGACATTACATTAGAGAAGTTGGCAACAGGTTCATTAGATGACGAAAAGGTATATGAAGTGCTGGCAAACGGTTATACACAAAATGTTTTCCAGTTCTCATCACACGGCATTACCAAGTTCTTGACAGAAATGAAACCGACAAACATCGGTGACTTGATAGCTGCCAATGCCCTGTACCGTCCAGCCACTATGGGTAATCTGGATGACTATGTGAACTGCAAGAAGAAATTGGTTGCACCAGTTTATCTTTGGGGTACATATAACTCTCTAAAAGATACCTTTGGGTTGGTGGTATTCCAGGAGCAGATTGTAATGATGGCTCGTGAAATTGGTGGGTTCAGTCTTGGTGAAGGTGTAAAGCTCGTAAAATTCGTATCAAAGAAAAAGACGGATAAGATTCGAGCTATGAAGGATAAATTCATGGCTGGAGCTGAGAAGAATGGTTGCCCACAGGAGGATGCTAATAAAATATGGGCGCAGATTGAGGCGGCTGGTACATACTGCTTTAACAAGAGCCACGCTACCGCCTACGCAGTAACTGCCTACGCTGGAGCTTGGTTGAAAGTACATTTCCCGACAGCTTTCTATACAGTTGCCCTTCAGTGGGCAGACGATAACGAGCTTGTTGCGCTCATGGGCGAAATGGAAGCTATCAGTAGTGCAAAAGTAGTGCCGCCAGACATCAATGTGAGTGAGGACATATTCCATACAGACTATGAAACCAGCGAGATATTCTGGTCAATCTCCAGAATCAAGCAACTCGGAACAAAGGCTGTGCAGTGGATTATGGACGAGCGCAAGAAGAATGGTGAGTTTACCAGCATCACCAACTTCATTGACCGTATATTCAAGTATAAGTTAAAGAAGTATGAATACTGGGATGATCCAGACAACGAGGAAGAAGCTACACGCTGCCCAGTCAATGCTCGATGCGTATTAAACCTTATACTTGCTGGATGCTTTGACAAGGTAGAACACGCAGATTCAGTAGTTGAGCGATATGCCATTATCGAAAAAGCTGCTGAACAGCTCGGCTTCGAGATAAAAGAGAAAGACATCCCAGTGGATATGCGAGGAAAGCATTACTTCTGGAGCCAGCAACAGGTTAAAGTGTCTGGCATCGGCTCGGTTGACTATAAACGTATCTATGACAACTCAGCTATCAAACCGCAATTGAAAGGTAGAGTATCGTATGCAACCCTACAGAGTATTCTACCAGAGACAATGGACGGAAAGAAAGTGGGCGTATGCGCTACTGTAGTAGAAGTAGAGGAAAAGAAATTCAAGAGTAAAAAGACTGGAAACGAAGAGACTTTCTGCAAGCTCCTACTCCAGCAGAACAATGACTTATGTGAGTGTATTGTGTGGCCAGAAGAATATAAGTCTATGCGCCCACAGCTCATCAATTCAAAAAACAAATTGATAATTTTCTCAGCAATGGTCAAATACAGTGACTACGCTGGAAAGAACAACTTACAATTTATGAAACGAAGTTTATTGGAAGTATTATGAAGCCGACAATAGTATGTCTGGTTGGAGATTCTGGAAGTGGCAAGACGCTTGCTTCCATGCACCTCCAGGAAGTGTTGAATTGGAACGCAATCGTTTCTTATACAACTCGCAAGAAACGTGACGGAGAGACAAATGGCAAGGAGCATTGGTTCGTAACAGATGATGTTCCAGAAAAGAAAGACATGTGTGCTTATACTGTCTTTGGTGGTTGTCAGTATTGGACTGAATGGAAACAGTTTAACGATGACAAGGTGAATGTATATGTGATTGACGAAAAAGGTTTAATTGACTTGCAAGCAAAAGAGCAAACGCCATTCAGCTTCAATCTCATCACAATAAAAATCAAGCGTCAGCATAAAGACGGCATTGATGAACAACGCATAGCTCGTGACAAGGAACGTGTAGATATTCCAGATGATTTATATGACTATGTTGTAAATAACGATTATTCAATTGAGGCTTTCAAAGCTACGTTATATCTTATAGGTAAGTGTATAGAAAGAAAGTACAACAATGGCAGCACCAAAAGATGAGAAGCCTGTAATCGTGATGTTTACGCTTGACTTTGAAACAGGCAGTTTGAAATGTCAGACAGGCGCAATAACCCAGATAGCAATTCATGCTACGAGGCTTGATACATTTGAGCGTTTAGGTTCTTATGTCCGTTATGTTTATCCTTACAACAGAAAACAAATTGAAGGCGTAGGAAAGAAGCGAAAGGTTCTGAAGAGTAAGTACGATATGGATGAAACAGAACCTATGGACTATGAAGACAAGGCTTTGACCTATTCAGCAATCACAATGAATATGCTGGAAACAATGGGTGAAGACATTTGTGATGTCGCAAGAGGTGCTGTGGACTTTATTGCAGATCATACGCCAAAGACACCGAAGAATATGAAGCCATTTTTGCTTGGCCAGAATATAGAGTTCGATAAGGGATTCTTTATGCAAATGATGGAGTATGCTGGATTAGTTGGTGAAATCAAGAAAATACTTCGTGGACATGAAGACTTTTATGGGCATTGGCAACCAGACGTGCTTGATACAATAATGCTCGGCCAGCTCGCTTTATGTCATCTGCCTAACGTAGACTCTTACAAACTGGAGATAATGGCAGAACGACTCGGCATAGAGCTTGATGATGCCCATGATGCAGATGCTGACGTTTCAGCTACCACCAATGTAGCAGCAGTTCTCACCCAGCGAATGAGAAGCGAAGGTGGTGTGATGACAGGTGGAAACTTGGCTATATCCCAAGCAGAAAAAAGTCGGAAACATTTTAAGATATAACAAATGGAAGAAGAAAACATACAAACTATAGATGAACCGAAAGCTGAGTTTCGTACAATATCAGACCGTGATGCTTTCACAGTAAAGAACGCTGACAACAACGAAATACTCATAGAAATTTCTGGATATGACCTACAAGTGAACTTTAACATGGAATACTTGAACAGCATCCAGGACGTTGAAGCTGCCGTAACAGGCATCGGAGACCTGTTCAGACAAATAATTATGGAGAAACTGCTCGAATACAAACAAAACAAGTAGTGTCGGACTATTCATTATAAACAAAAGCCTTGCAATTCAGCAAGGCTTTTTAATTGACAGAAGTAATGAAAGAGACCAAACTTACAGAAGAAGAGCAGCTGTTTTGCGAGCTGTTTATGAATGGTGCGGCTCCTTATGCAGGTAATGCCTTGAAATGCTATCAAGCTGTATTCAAGAGCGATGATGTAAAAGACAATATCCGTGCTAAGAAAATGCTGTCAAGGGACGATATTAAGGCTTTTATGGCAGAACTGGATGATTACAATGCCCAGGAAACCGCCCACATGAAAAAGTTCCTTACAGAAAATCTGAAACACATTATAGAAGAGACATCAACTGCTGTTTACAGAGACAGGCGAGGTAACAAACTATCTCCAGCTGCATTGAGAAGTGTAGCGGTAACAGCTTCAAAGGCTCTGATGGATATGTACCCTGTAAAGGAAGCACAAGTAAACAAGTTGAACATTGAAGGTGGTGGAGAAAACGGCATTGTATTCAATGTAATAGTACCAGAATCAAAACCAAAAGAAAATGATACCGATTAATGCTTGAAGCCATCATTACAGGAATTATAGGTGTAATTGCTGGAAACGCTTCGATGTTCTTATTCTTCAGACAAGAGCGAAGATCAAAAACCCTTGACAATGATTCCAAAGAACACGACAACGAAGCCAAAGAGTCGGAAGAATGGAAAAAATTGTACGAATGTGTACATGATGAATTGAGAGAGAAAGACCAGAAAATTGATGCACTTTATGTCAATATTTCTGATTGGCGTGACAAGTATAACGCATTGGCATCGGAAAAGGCACAACTAGAAGTGAACAATGCCAAGATGTGTTTACTGAAATGTGAAGTGCCTTCCTGCCCTAATCGTAAACCATCTACAGGATATTAATGAAAGAAATTGTAATTATTCCATCATTTGCTCTGTCTGAAATGAAACTGGATGGTTTGGTTGGCAGAAAGGCAAACGTAGTTGAAATTCTCAAAAGCCATGACGGTTCAATTAGAGGATGTTGGGCATCGCTTATTGGCGAACCATATCTGGAACAGAAAGAATGGTTTATACCATATAGCTCATTCATATTATGAAAATAGAAGTAAAGCGCATTGCGCTCAAAGATAAGTATACCATCGGTCACATGTATATTGACGGCAAGTTCGTGTGTGACACACTGGAAGACAAGGTAAGAGACTTGAATAAGAATGGTAAATTTGACAATGGCGAGGTGAAAGTGCCAAATGAAACGGCAGTTCCTTATGGCACTTACAATGTGACGATGAGTGTGCAGTCGCCTAAGTATTCAAACTATACCAAATACCCATACGTCAAGAAGTATAATGCTTTCATGCCACGCCTCCAGAATGTATCGTCATTTGACGGTGTTCTAATCCATGCTGGGAATACGGCAGACCATACAAGCGGTTGTATTCTGGTAGGGGAAAATAAGGTGAAAGGACAAGTTATCAATTCTCAGAGAACCTGGACGAATCTGATGGATAAGTATTTCTGGCCAGCTAAACAGAAAGGCGAGAAAATAACGATTGAGATCAAATAAACATGAAAAAGCGAGACATTATATATGTACTTGTTATATTGTTATTGACAGTCGGATTCGCTTCTTACATTCTTGGCAATCACTCTGAATGTAAGAGCGAATCTTTTACTGATGTGGATTCTGTGACTTATGTAGACACCATTCCTTACTATCAGCCTGTACCAAAAGACAGTCTGGTAATACGGTATAAAACCGTCACGCTTCCAGTTTCAAGTAAGGATAGTGCTGGTAACATCCAACATGATAGCATGAATGTTACAATTCCAATTACTCAGAAATCATATAAGGACAGTACATATCAAGCTTGGGTAAGTGGTTATGAACCATGTTTGGATAGCATTAAGGTGTTTCCTAAGAATACAGTGATAACCATTACACAAACACAGACAAGCACGATATACAAGAAGAAACGGTTTGGCGCTGGAGTACAAGTTGGCATTGGGTGCAATACTAACGGACAAATATCCCCATATATAGGAATAGGTGTAACGTATAATATCTTTAGCTGGTAATTTTTCTCCAGTTTTCTCAAACCATATAGAAAACCGCTTTCTATTCTTAGGCAAATAACAAAATCAAAAGCAATATGGAACTTCATATTAAAGAACGTATTTACATTCCGCAGCTACTTCCCCAGCAGACTGCATCTTTCATCGACTTTAATACCAAGCGTGAAATCCTTAAAAAGGTGGCAATCACTGAAGCCGATAAGGAGAAGTATGAGATCGTAGAAAACTCTGATGAAAAGAAAATCACATGGAACGCCCAGAAGGATGTTGACGAGCCGCTGGTAGTGCAGTTTACAGAAAGTGAGATTGCACTTATGAAAAAGGCTTGCGAGTCTCTTCCGCAGACCGCTTATCCAGATGACTTTTGGCTGGTGGTAGAGAAAATCTACGATGCCGCTGCATCATAAAATTGACACTTGCTTTCATAAATAAAAATCGTTTCGCCCAGCTCTTTCAATCACGAAGGGCTGGGCTTTTAATTTTAATAATGGCATACGGACAATTAAAAGCACCAACAAACATTAAAATTGATTTTAAGCCATCGCCAAGACAATATGAACTCTGGAAACTATTGCAACCAGACTATTGTCCGCATTGTGGTGGCCATATCATACAAGTCCAATCTGGATGTGATCAACAAGGTAATCCAAAATATGTCCCACAATGCGAAAATTGCGGAACACAAGACCTTCCACAACTAATTTTAGGTGGAGGGGCCGCTGGCGGTGGAAAAAGTTATGTCGGCAGTTGCTGGCTCGTGTCAAGCTGTATACGATTTCCAGATATAAGAGCAGTCGTAGCTCGTAAAACATTGAAGTCGTTAAAAGAATCAACTTTCAATACTATCAAAAAAGTATGTAAAGAATGGGGGCTTGTAGAAAACGAGCATTATAAAATCAATAATCTGGAAGGCACACTTACCTTTTGGAATGGTTCTGTCATTATTATGAAAGAAATGGCAGATAATCCAAGTGATCCACAATTTGAGCGTTTTGGATCAAGTGAATATACTATCGCTTTCGTTGATGAGGTATCTGAAATATCAGAAAAGGCGATAGAAGTATTGTTCTCTCGTTTACGTTGGCGCACAGCGGAAACATTCAAAACAGCCAGAATGTTGATGACCACTAACCCTTGTATAAATTGGGTTCGTTCTCGATTTGTGCAAGATGATGATGGTAATAGGGTTGTGTGCAGGGCTTCGGAATTTTATTTGCCGTTCAGTGTATGGGACAACCCCTGTTCTGACTTCGTTCACAGTTATGTTGCCGCCTTGAACAAGATCAGCGACCCCATAACAAAAGCTCGTTTGTTGTACGGTAACTGGGATTTCGTAGACACCAATGAGGCAGCAGCCTATTGGAACTTTGACGGAGCAAAGCACCTCGTTACCAACTTGCGTGAAAAGGTCTATAATCCATTGAAACCAATCATATCGTCATGGGACTTCAACGTGCAGCCATATATGTCCACACTCTCCATCCAGATTGACTACGAGCATAAGAAAGTCTATGTACTGGACGAGATACTTGGCAAACCAGAAGACAAGGAGAACAATACCCCTAAACTCTCCAGAAAAATCGCCAACAAGTATTTAACCGAAAAGCATCTTGGCGGACTATTCATAACTGGAGACCCAGCTGGATTGTCACGTTCAACCCAAACAGAAGAGGGGGTGAATAACTACACCATTATTATGGGCAATATGGATAACCCAATATTACGAGTACAGAAGAAGTTACTGACTAAGCAGCCAGCACAGGTGACTCGTTTGGAATATGTCAACAGTTTATTTAATGGCTATGATGGCTGGGAAATTTTAATTGATATGCGTTGCCGTAGACTTACTGAAGATTTGGTTTACCAGAAGAAAAATGCAGACGGAACCAAATCCAAGGCAAAAGTTACAGACCCCAAGAGCGGTGTGAAGTATGAGAAGTACGGACACCTTTCAGACTGTTTAGACTACGCTCTGTGCTTGTTCTTAAATAATACATGGGCTAAGTTCCAGAAGAAAGGCAACGCTTCAACTATAGAAACAACAGTTACGCCTATCTATGGCGGTTTTTCATTTTAGAGAATGTACAAGAGATTTTTGAATAATAACGACTATTTAAGCATAGTTACAGAAGAAGCTCTAAGTCAGCTTATACGAGGCAGGGAAGACCGCCTGGCACAAGCTGAAGAAGCAGCAGAGCAATCTATAGTAGAGTATCTAACAGACAACTACGAGATAGAGAAAGTGCTTGAAGAGGGGAAGAATATATTGGAATACAACGACCAAATCACCTATCCAGTTGGCGCACATTTCTACCATGACAAGAAACTCGTAAAGGCGATGCGCACGATAAATGGCAGGAAAGCACCTTCAGATACGCTGTATTGGGATGTTTGTGATGAACCGATAGATGATCCAGAAAAGGTTAGCGAATACTGGCAGACGAAAGATTATGTGCCTGGTGACATAGTATTTTTTGCTAATGTTTACTATATATGCAAGGAATACAACGGATTATCTTATGGAGATATTCGTATTCCTGGGATCGAAGCATGGACTACAATAGAAATCCAAAACTGGGAAGCAAATGTTCCTTACGAACTTTGGACTGTTGTAGAATATGAAGGAAGTTTCTACACTCTCGTTAAAATGGATGAAGAAATTGATTTGACCATTGATCCATATAATTCTGAATATTGGGGAATGATAGGGGAGTACGACCCGACATACAGCTACGAGTTTTCAAACCATGAGTATATAGTATATAATAACAAGGTGTACATCCCTTCTATGGCAGTCAATGCGGACGAACTGAAAGAAGGTTACAACATCCAGGAAAGCGACCCTCGTAATGCCAACGTGAAAAAACACATGCTGCGTTTAGCAGTGTATGAGTTACACAAACTTATATCGCCTAACAATGTAAGCTCTGCTCGCATCACAGACTATGAAACGTCTATTACATGGCTTCGTGATGCTTCCAGACTTAAAATCAATCCTCATATTCCTCGCAAATTGGATGAGGATGACAATAAGCCTGTTACTGAATATGCCATTGCTACCTTTGCTCGTGATTATGACCCGAACAAGAACCCTTGGCAGATATAATTAGCGCACGATATAGCTTTTGTTTTGTTTTTATGACTGGAGGCGGCTGTGAAGCAGAATCTCCAGTCATTTTTGTATGTACACCACCATGTACACCGCCTGTATGTAGCTAAAAATCAAGCAATATCAATGGCGTGTACACTTTTCGCACACCACAAGTGTGCTATGTATTTTTCATCAAAGTGAAATCTTTACAAATGTTAAATACAACGCCTTGTGTGAAAATAGTTTGCGTAATGTTTGGTGTTTTGCGTTTTTCATCATACCTTTGCACACAGATAACTGAGAGATAGTAATCATCACAATGTACAAATAATGTACAGAAATTGATTTCGCAATATCTTAAATGGCTCTAAGCCAGATAGTTATAGACGGTGAAAGTACGTTACTCGTACGCACCGCAGGAGCGAGAGTCTTAATTGATTCTCGCTTTTTTGTTGCTTTTGACGTCAGTGTCTCAGGAAGATATTTGCGAACCGCATGGCGAAGGAATCCGAAAAACACGTATTGTCAATCTGGTGCAATATGAAGTGGAAACCTTGAGCAGGTCTCCTGACAAGGTTGAAGCGTAATTGTAATGCTGGATTGCCGATAATCTGAAGAAAGTTGCGTAACTTTGCAATAACCAAAATCATTTCTAAAGATGAAGAAAATCATAACTTTCCTTTTTGCGGTGGCTGTGGCGTTGCCAGGCTTTTCTGCAATCGAGCGGCCAAAGTTAGTCGTTGGATTAGTGGTAGACCAGATGAGGTGGGATTACCTTTATTATTATTACGACCAATTCCAAGACGGAGGCTTGCGGCGTTTGGTCGACGACGGCTATAGTTTCGAGAATACCATGATCAACTATCTGCCCACGGTCACGGCCATTGGCCACTCAAGCATCTATACCGGTTCTGTGCCTGCCCTTACTGGTATTGCGGGCAATAACTTTTGGAAGGATGGTCGACGGACATATTGCTGTGCCGATACGACGGTTGTAAGTGTCGGTTCCAAAAGTCGTGAGGGACAGATGTCACCCCGAAACCTCATTGCCACGGGCATTGGTGATATGCTAAAGATCGCCACCGACTACAAGGCTAAAGTGTTCGGTGTGGCCTTGAAGGATCGTGCAGCCATTTTGCCAGCTGGCCATTCGGCCGATGCGGCCTATTGGTGGGACACGTCTGCCGGGCATTTCGTTTCGTCGACTTATTATATGAACGAACTGCCCAAGTGGGTAAAGGCGACCAATAAAGAGATAGGAGTGAAACCGGGTACGGACGTGAAGACCTCTGTGCAGGGAGTGACCAAGACTTTCCAGATGGCTGAGGCGGTGCTCAACAACGAGCATCTTGGTGAGGATGGGGTGACGGACCTGCTGGCCATCAGTGTTTCTTCCACTGACGCCATTGGCCATGCCTTTGGCACCCGTGGCAATGAGAACCATGATGTCTACATGGAACTGGATCGTCAGTTGGCCCATTTTCTTCAACTGCTTGACCAAAAGGTGGGGCGCGGCAACTATCTACTCTTTCTCTCAGCGGATCATGGCGCTTCACACAACCCTAACGTGTTGAAGGCTCATAAGATGCCTGCGGGTGGGCTGGAGACATGGAATAGCTGGAAACCCCTGCAAGAGAGGCTAAGCCGCGAGTTGGGTATTACTGGTCATGTCATCAAGGATGAGGACGCAGGGCGCATCTACCTTGACCATGCTCTGATTGAGAAGAGTGGCAAAACGCTCGATGACGTGAAGGCTGCTGTCATCAAGATGCTGGAGCAAGATGACAACATTCTCTATGTGGTTGACTATGACAAGGTGCTCACGACCTCCGTGCCACAGCCCATCCGAGAGCGCATCGTAAACGGGTATAACAAGAAGCGTAGTGGTGATTTGTTTTATGTGGCCAAGGCCGGATGGGAAAATGTGAGCAACTCTCCTGACTATGTAGGTACGACACACGGACAGTGGAACCCTTACGATTCGCACATACCCTTTGTGCTTTTGGGATGGAATGTGCAACATGGACAGACCAGTGAACCGACTTATATAGTGGACATTGCACCTACGGTATGTGAAATGCTCCACATCCAAATGCCCAATAGCTGTGTTGGTAATGCCCGTAGAGTGAGGGCAGAGCGGTAAGTTGCGATGACAGCTGCTCCATTCTGTGTGGAGCAAGAAGCGCTAATCTTCCAAATTAATAGGCCTAAATGATGGTAAATCTCAACGAAGGTTTCTGTCATTTAGGCTCTTTTTGTTGTTCTGAGAGCTCTTTTCTTATTTTGGCGGAAGGGCGGCCTGTAACCATTGGTCGTGACAAAATGATGGTTGGATGATGGAAGCTGAGGATCACGTTGATGAAAATCAACGGAGTTTAGTTTCTTTTGTGCCGTTCTAATAGACGCTTTCTTTGGCCTGGAATTGGCAGAAATCAATTATATTTTTTAGTAAATATAACTTACAATATAATTAATATCGGACACATTTTGACTGTTTTGGAAATAAGTAAAAGAGCCTGCTGAATCGTGTGAAAGTGTCATAATGTTAGTAATTGTGTCGATGTTACTCAAGAAATAAGTTTACGTGATGATAAAGTGTAATTCAAGCCCCGTATTTTCTTATGTTTTGAAATTTCATCATCCTGTTCTTCTTTCGAAAATCAATTGCTGAAAATTAATTATAAAATAGTGTTAAAGAATGATGACTGGTAGATATTTTTTGTATAACTTTGCATCAGAAATTAAAACTAAGACTAAAAATAATAGGAGACAAGAACATGAAAAAGATCGCTTTGATTTCCATGATGTTGCTGATGACCGTAGCAAGTTTCGGTCATAAGCGTGTTAGTGACAATGCTATTGTTGTGGCTGATACCATCTATTATGGTGCCAATCAGATGGCAGTGGGCAATGCAGATCAGGCCAGCTACTTCCGTTTGTTGATGACACAGGGTGCTGGTGTCAACAAGGAGAACGTTTTCAAGGATTATTATATGAATGGCACGTTGAAGGCCGAGGGCGGTTACAGTTTTGTAGACCTTGGCAATGACAAGAATACCATTCTCAATGGTGACGTCATCACTTATTATGCCAATGGCAAGGAGAAGCTCCATGGCAAGTATGTGGATGGCGTGCGCACTGGCTATTTCACTCTTCAGCTTCGCGAAGGTGGCGTTGCAGTGGTGAAGTATGTCAATGGTCGCTCGGCATTTGACTATTTCATGGTCACTCGTCCTGACGGCAGTCAAGAGGAACGTCCTCTTTCAGAAATTAGATCTCTCTTACAATAA